ATGAGAGACACCACGACCCTTCGCAGCTCATTGTTCAGGGAAGAGCTTTATCAATTAGAACTTGAATATTGCAACCATTACAAGCGTGACGATGCCGAAGCAAATAACGTTCGCAGCAAGATTAACTCCTTGATTTTGGAAAATTGTCCGAAATGGACCGAGTGGTCCCAAAGGGAAGTCCAATCAATTTTTCACATATATAATTCGATAAGTTTGTCGAGCAAGACCATACGAAAACTTGCTCATATGGATTTGGATGGATTGAGTGATATTACAACTACGTCTTTTGGTGATGCCATTAGCTACGTGAGTGGTATCGCTGACGTCGACCTCTCCAACGTGCAAGAAGTCCGGTTGGAGCGTTATGAGTGTGCTTATACTGAAGGTGAGTGCGTATCCTGCAATCAGGACAATCACCACATCTATTACTCTATCGATAGCAACCAGGTCAGCTCTGTCGATTTACTCTGCCACGAGCTGGGTCACGCAGCTGATTTTACTAATTCAAGGCAAGCTTCCGCAGATGACAACGCACTGTATCGCCATCAAAGTTTAGCTGAAGCTGTAGCATTTTATTGTCAGTTTCGTTATCTACAAGATCATGGCAATATAAAAAAAAGAACAGGAGCACTAGGCGCATTTCTATACACTTATTTGACTTACCTAATTTGCCGCTACTGTTTTGAGCAAAAAACCACACTAGATAAAGTGGTACCCGCCGAAGCTGTTGATGATGAAGTTTTCAGTTCTTTTTTTTCTGCCTACACCTCGCTGTTTGGCGCTGAGCAAGCAAGAGAGTTTCTAGCACAGAAAATCTATGAAACTCAGGCTAGATTCCAAGGCTTAGGAAACGTGATTCTCGAAGAATTAAATCCAAGGTTAGGCATCCCACTAGGGTTGGCGCTGCTTGAAATAGAAAATTTGGATTTAGCTCTCGTATCGCGCATGAATATTTTGAGCGACGAACTTAAACATATAATTAACTCAATAGACCATAGTCTAAATGACAAGCTATCGAACATGGATGCGCTCATCACCAAGTTTATAGAACAGGGGAAATAAGCGGAAAATTTCATTAATTCTATTCTAGGCAGCTCCTGCGCGGCAGCACAGGAGCTGTGTTTGAGTACATGTGGCATCAATGTTTGACATCCAACTACAACTGGCTGATAGAAATCAGCCTATTCGATCACGCGGATAAATTGTGGCAACCCTTCTTAGAGAATCTCGCTTAAGCGAGAAACCATACTGGTGCGGGCATCACCAGAAGTCGCAGATGCTGAGCACCAAAATTGGGATGTTCCTCCCAGAGCTTTAGGACCATTAGCGAAGCAGGGGTAGCACCAGATTGAATCGCCGTTCGGCAACCATTCAAGAAGACACTCTCTACGGTTGTGGTCAATCCGAGGGTTGAGGCGGACCTCAAAGCTTCAGATCGGAATCACCCTGAATATTTCAGGGTGAACTCGAACGTTCGTCTCTATGTTGAAATTACTGGGACTGACTGTCTACTATTGACCGAGTGTTGCCAGCCACTAATCGAGGACAGGGAAGAGAGGTGTCCACCTGAATCCCGAATCTCCCTCTTTCCAAAGGATAGGTAAAGTGGTTTTAGGTACGCTATATGGGAATACTAAAAGCCTCTGGAAGTCGGAATAGCCTAAAGAACTTTCCAGTCTGCGCTCTTCGTTCCAGCCCTTATCTATAGCGATTTTCTCAAGGATTGAATATCCCGCGTCAGAACAATATTCTTTTAGGTCATCCCTTTCAGCCTGACTTTCCCAAGGAACGGCGCTTGCAGAAGTAAAAGCTTTTGACTTTGAAGGTTCTGGAATGTCGTAAATAATCTCAAAATTAATCTTTCCGTCATGAAGCTTTGAGAGTTCGTCTTTCATACGGTTAATTGCAGTGTCACAGGCTAAACAGTAAGTAAATACTAGTGTCCGTTTACATACGTCTGCTTGCTGAGTTTTTGAAAGGGTATCGCAATGTTTGGTGTGATGAGGCTTTAAAACGCGTTCGCCCATTAATTCCTGCATAATGTGGATAGACTGCGTGCCGCTGAGGGTGCAGTCATCGACAAAATATATCCGATCTCCTGCCTCGGTTAGGCGTATCGCATGTGCCAAATCGTCAGCAAACACTATACCGGTTAATTCGGAGTGAGATATCAGATAGTTTATTATGGCAGTGCTGCCTGTTCGATCTCCCAATGGGGCAACAACTATTTTTCCATGAGATCTTGACTCGATACGTAACATATTCTCCATGGCTTCCCCAAGCTGCCAAAGAGGGTAAAATTTTAGATGATTCAGTAATTTTAATACCGCTCTTATTCTTCCAGTAGTTACAAATTGAGCGAGAAAGCGTTCAACACGCTCTACCGTGACTGGGATTCGATAGGAAGAAAAACGCTTAACCAACTCGACTACTGATCTTGTTTCTGTTGGAGTTAGCCCTTTCAATGCGCGCCTGCCGCCTGCAAGGTCGTTGTAAGCTAGTGCTTCTGACTCAATGCGCTCGACAATCCACATGAAAACTTGACCTGCGGTGATTAACCCCAAGCTACTACATGCATCGTATGCGTCGTACATTAGCGCATGCAAGTCAGTAAAGGTGTTATGGCTGAACCCATATTTTGGCGAGAAAGAGTCACTTTTGTTGTAAAAGCGCAGAAAAATATGTAGCGTTATTACAGAAAATAGTAAGCGCTCTCTAGGGTGAATATTTGCCCAGGTAGATACGCTTTGCTGTCTGAAGTAAACCAAATTATATGCTAATATTGCACTGGATAATCCGTGCGTCAGGATTTCAGCAGTAACCATATAAGCAAATAGAATATAGCTTTTAAATTCTGCTGAACCAGAAGTAATTGTTGCAGGTGGAAGAACTCTATTGATATTGTGGATGAGTTCTTCGAATTGCAACATTAAAGACTTTCGCTGATCATCATTCAGTGCCTCTGACCAATGATACAATGGTTGGATCAGTGCTGGGACTGCGATTGAAGCAAGTGATTGAGCATTCGCGTCTTTTCTGTTAATGCAACTTTTTGCGTAACCCTCAAACTTTCTAATGTGTTTTGATAGCAGCTCAAAATTAAAGTGGCTTTTTGGTAGTTGCATGAGAAAGCTGGCATGTGTCTCAATATCTTTTCCTGGACTTAAAAATTTTTCTGTTTTGAATATAGCTCGCGCGAGCTCTGACTTCTTTTTCTCTTGGTCTTTTTTGAATTTTTTAAAGCTATGAGTTCCACTGCCTTCTTGTTGTGCTGTTGCAGGGGAGTTGAAAAATATAGAGAAATCAAAGTTGAAATAGGTTCTTAAATCTAAAAATCGTTGGTCGCCTAGAATCTTCTCTTCGATGTCTAGTTCTTTATATTTTGTCGGAGGTGACGTTTTTTGCATAAGGAGTTGACCGTTATTGATGTATGCTCTGTCCATTTGGCTCGCAATTACTACTGAATGTCTTCGACTAAATCTGCTGCCTTCTATAAACATCTTGAGTTGGAATTGAGATAAGTATCACCTGCTGACGCGACACTGTTTGTGTCAACTGCGTTTGGATGTGAAATTTCCCCGCTTGGTGGCGAAGAGACATCATTTGGATTGAATTGCCCTTGCTGAATTAGGTGCCTTGAGCTCATTGTCATGAGGCGGTCGCCGTCGATTGCGATAGGCGCTACAACCCCACGACTAATCTCAACGATACAAAAACTAAAAGTACAAATCTCGTAATCCGAATTTTGTGAGAAATTAAGAAGACGCAGGCTTTGAATGCTAGGCCAAGCAACCTGGAGCCAATTTGAAGCTTTCGCCAGACTGAACCTTTCCAAGCAAGATGACAGCAGCTTCCGAGTATTTCCTAGTAAAGCTACTCTCCGACTTTCCGGTTTTTAATTTGAAGTGGTATGGGTTGTCGGAGTTTTTCATATCAAAACCTGTCATTTGCTCCAATATTTCAATTAGCTTGTGTGCACCATTCCAGCTACTAAATCCAAGCTTCTCCGCGACTAACTGAAGGGTGTAAGGATAATTGGCGTTCACACTGGCAGGCCCATCAAGAGATGTGATTCCCAAAATTTTGGCGAAGTTTTCATCACTCTCTACGGCATGTTCTAGCATGGAGAAATTTACTTCTACCTCTTTTGCCAGTGTATCCCTCCTCACTAGGTTGAAGGCCCGAGCCATTAATGCCCGAAGTAATTTCACGTTAATCTGCTCTAGGGTTCCATTATTTCCGAAAGCCTTAAACACCCACTCGAAGGAAGAAGCTGTAATGCTTTTCACGCGAATTGTCACATCTTCTCCGACGTTGATAATTCTTTCACGAGCTGGATAAGACGATTCATTTATGTCTTTATCCCACTCCAATATGTATATATTTGGAGTTAAAGCCTGGCTTGCTTTAAACATTCGAGTGACGTCATATAATATGCTTTTTATATTTTGATCTTCAGCTCGGTATCCAACAAATAGAAGAGGGTGCTCTGCGAAGTATGTGAGCAACTTTGCGCTCAAGTACTTTTTGTCTGCCTCAAAAACTTGATAGTCTTCTTCGGTCAACACAAGTGATAAAGGGTCAGAAATACATCCGTGTATCTTAAATATTTCGCCAACTGATAAGTAAGGTTTGCTCAGCACCTGCTGGCCTACAACGCGCTCGAAATCTGGAAAAATCAGCTCTAATAGCTGGTCGTAGTTGGTGGTGATGAGTGCGTGCGGACTCATGGCCTGTAGGGCAGCTATTTCAGCATCTAAATCATCTGTGCCATAGGAGCCAGCTTCGCTTGGTCCCATTCCATTAAGAATTGTTACAATTGTATGCTTTATAAAGATGTCAGAAGGGTATTCTTCAGAGAAGTACTCTGCAGGAAATTCATTTTTACCTTCAGTCCACGCCCACTCACGAAAGCAGTCAGAAAATATACTTCCAATTTCAACTAGACTTTTGTTCTTCTGCTTGTAGTAGGCTAAGTCTAAGCTGATGTTTGGGCATCTCGAAGCTAAGATTTTTAGCAGTTCCTCCCAGTTCGGCCCATTAGAGTATCTTTTTGAAAAGCCGGATCCGACAAATAAGATGGGCTGGCATGCGGCCTGGCCGAGAACGTTAAGTATGTCGGAAGTCACTTCATCTTGATATTGTTCGTAACTTAATGGCATATCCCTCGCTCCCCAATTTTCATCCGCATTTGCGTTTAGCAGGAAAAGTATTTCAAAGCAGCCTGCATGTTTTTACTTATAGCACAATAAGTTGCTCTGTCGCCAATGCCCATCAAAGGCAGTCGCGGGCCTTTCCCGTTGCTCACCTGCCATCCATTCCACTCCGTTTTCTGACCTTCGCTTAGCGCTTGAACTGCCATGATTCGCCTAGGCGATTGGTGAGTGGTTACATAGTCAGCAAATAGTAATAACGCTTCGAGTCGGAGTGCTGATTTAGGTGGTATTTTAGAATCACGCAAGGTTTTTTCTTTTCCACGGCTATGGATTGTCGCTATTGCAGCTCGGCAAAGACTGCTGTTGGATAGCCTCCGCCTGACGGAGATGGTGTTGGCGTGTGACCCGGTCAGAGCTTCGGCTAGGAACCGTTCCATACCAGATGGTTGGCTCATGCTCGACCGCCAATGTAAGTCGACACCACGTCGATACGGCCATGTCCCGGCTCTCAAATGCCAAAGCCATTGAAACGTTCCCCACGTCATCCCGCCAAGAATGCTGAGTGTTATCAGGGATCAAGGCCCCTGCGACCTGTGGGGATGTCCACTACGCGGGACTGGCGGCTCCTTACGTCCGGGAGCAAGGGCATCTCATGATCTGGCCTCCTGAACACCGTTACCGGTGGGCGGGTGGAGGCAGCACTGGCTGACGAGACCTGCGCCTGAAGATCCTGAGCCATGTGCAAGCAGCAATGCGATGACCGGGGCATGCCTGACTGTCAGTCAGGTGCAGTCCATTCCTTGGTCTGCGGCACCATCATCTACAGCGCTGTTGCTGGTGACATCGGCGTTTGTCACGCCGATTGTCACGAGGGGGAATGCCGCAAAGCCTTGTGCGATCAGGGCTGCAGCAGTGGTAGAAGTGCCCGTCTCTTTCCAGAAGAATGAGACGGGCACAGGTTGGCGCAATAGTTGGCCAAGTGGATAGGTTGCTGCAGGACCGCAAAGAAAAGAGGAGCGTCCGGCACACGAAAGCGGTGTACTGGAATCGGCGTCCATCACATGGGTCGGGAACATGCGAGCTATCAGCTTGGGGAGATCCGCCAAAAATCATTGCCGTGGTTTTCAGGGCTCGTACCATAGGGTCGCTGGTGAAAATTGCATTGGCACTGTTCTTTCTACGCGCCTACGGCGAGTCAGCATCTCGGTGCATGGCACGGGCTTCGCCCGTGTTCGCGGGCACGCCCGCTCCCACAGGGATCACGCCATCCATTTTCGTATTGAGCACGACAGTTGCCTTTTCAGGTATGGCATGCCCCCTTGGCCTGAGGCTATCCCTGGAGGACTGGGTTATCCGGGAAGAAAGCACCTCAGTGAATGGCACCGGCTTCGCCGGTGTTCGCGGGTGAACCCGCTCCCACAGGGTAATGCGGAGTGTCTGCTGGCTATGGTGACCAGGCAGGCCATCTGAGATATCTCTAACCGGTGAAAACACTATCTAAAAGAATTTTGCCCAACACCCCGAAAACACGGGGCGAAAGCCAAATGCCAGCCATCCATTATCTTGAAACCCGTGCAACCGGAAGTGAAAAGCAGCTAACCATTCACTCGGCCAAAATGCAGGGCAGAAGGTAGCCTGATCAGCCAAAAACAGAATGTGGCAGAAACAAAAATGCCCGCACAAGGCGGGCATTTTTGGAGGAGCCGAAGCCAGGAAAACCTGCATCGTGCCAACAAGATCTGGTGCCGGAGACAGGCACCACACCTGGGCCTAACAGCTAGATTTTTAGAGCGCATTCAGATAGCACGCCAGCGGATGTACTAATTACTGTACTTCTAGCGTCATGCTGGCGGCCGTCCTGCTCTCGCCTGAGCGAAATCGTATCGGGATTTTGCAGGCTGGCCAGACGAACAGAGCCGGCTTTCATCATGGGCATCTACAAATCGCTGAAATGGCTGCATGCAGGGCGCTTAGCTCGGCAGCGCTTTGGCTTTCGTCGAGGCACAAAGGCCAAAAATGCAGTGGCTCAGCCGCAAGCGATACAATAGACTGCCTCGCAGCCAAAGCTGGAGCGAAGGGAAAAGGAATAATGAGACGAAAAAAAACAATAGCAATCACACTTCTGATTGCCATAGCATGTTGTATAGGAGTTATTACCGCTGTCAACTATGAGTTCTCCCGCACAAGGACTATTGTTTTCGGAAAAGATCCAGAACCGCTTATTCTTCCATACGACATCAGCATAACAAGCGTTTCGATAAGTGTCCCAGGTTTCAAGTATGGTGGATTTGCTGACTATTGCCTTGGCACATGGAGAGGTGAGCCAGACCCATACCCGATAAAGAAACCAATATTGGGTCGCGGCGGCTTCATTGAGCCTCTTTGCTTTAATACAGTTAGAACAAAAGCGGTGCCAGGCTGGGTTTATCCTACTGGTCCAGTTGATGGCCCAGTGTTCGTGCCTGCTGGTGATTGGAATCAATCTGTTGATTTAACAAAATCGCCAATATATGTCCCTAAGGACACGTTGCTTACCTGCAACTCGCTAGGCACCGTCAGTTCGGTTCTTCCTTCTGGAAGTATGGATGGTACCTGTACCATTCAATACACGCGGTACCAACCCAATTCCCCTCGATATCGATTCCTGCGCCTGCCTTACTACGACCAGATGTTTAGCGCAGACGAGCCGATGGCCCCCTCATATTTCCAAAGCTACGCCGGAGGCAAGCCTTTAAATATCGTGAGCGCTGTAGCCTACATCGGAAACAACCTTCATACATCGGCGATGGATGCCTGTCTTACTCATGAGAAGAATGGCGAGGTGATCGAACGGTTCTGTTTCCCTCCATCCGATCAGGACTCACCTGGTCAGGTTCCTGTTAACTGGACGATTAAAGATGGCGAACGATTGAGCCTCGAATGTCATTACCCACCAGAAGACAAAGTAAGTTCGGGAGATTGCGCAATCTATCTGGTTGCAGAGTTACCAGAAGATCTGGAGCTTTCTGCAGAGAACGCTTTCCGGGATTATGGGGAGGTTCCACGTGACTACATTCCTGTTTGGTGTGAAAAAACAGCCAAGACCCTAAAAACAGAGGTTATTCACAATCCGATGCTTTGCCTATCCAAAGAGGGGACGGTTTGTTCTTTCGAGGAAAAAATGTCTAACTGCCTTGAATCGTTTGACAACCGGGCACACGCAAAAGCGACATGTATGGCGGACAACTCCTGCTATGACTCTTATGCAATAACTAGATTTTTAAGAGCATTATTGCCCTGGTAACCATCAATACCTGAGACGCAACACTAATACTTAACGAAAAGTGGAGCGCCCTGACAAACAGGCGCTCCTGGAAATCGGACAAACGAACCCAAAAAAATCTAGTTCCCAGTCAATGCCCTTAGCTGCAACCAATCAGTTGCCGTGTTACTGGTGCCATTGGTCATTCTCTGCCAGCCGGTGATTATGTACTTCGCCCCAACGGTGCCAACTTCTGACACCGCAATATTTCTGACTACGTCACCGATGCGCCAAGTCCCTTGCGTTGGGAATGTTCCGCTTACAAGCAGGGCTTGCTCGCCAGATCGACGACCTGCGACACTAACCCCGTCAGATATCTGAACGGTAGTGCCTGAGTCAAATACGTTGTCGTCCATATGCAGGTTACTCATCGTACCGGCGTCAATGAGTATCCCGTAGTACGGGTGAGCAACACTTGAACCCTGCATTTTGTTTCGGGAGAACTCCAGTGAACCGTTGGTACCAGGCGGAACGTAGATACCGATGGTGAATGTCGGCGCAGTGGTATTTGGCTTAATATCACACATGTTGTTGTCAGTCACTCGAACGGCATCAACAACGCCGCCACCCGTAGTGCCTACCTGTACAGGCGTCCCGAACCCTTTGATCGTATTGCGGGAAACAGAACCGTTCCGGACAGTCTTGCTACTTGCGATTACGCCTACCGCAACAGCCACTGCACCGTAATTGTCGTCCGTGAATATGATGTTGTCAGAAACATTGAATCCATCCAGCGCGCCCTGCGATGGCGTGATATCGATGCACTTTTTCGCTTGTCCGCCAGGGTGATGATGATCATTGGTGAGCCAGATGCTGTTGGTGATGACGTTGAGGTCCGCCATGCCGGGCTCTGTCGAAGATTCATTGAAGGAAATAACGGCCTTCTGCGCGACGAAGAAGTTGTTCGACTCTACGATCTGCCCTCTTGCTACAGAGGTGTAGTTGCCGGCTACATACACACCCCACAAATAGTTTTCTACGGTGTTATTGCGGAACCGGTTGTTCGAGCCGTGCAGTTCGGCAGCCGCGATAGGCCCCTGGACGCCGCTGGACATGACTGGGTGGCTGAATTTGTTGCCAAAGATATCTACATCTTCTGACCAAGAATAGACAGAGCTATGGTCATTGCTGTCAATGCCGTTGTTTATAAAATCGTTTCCAGAGATCCTTGATCCCCTTCCAAGAGTAGTGCCAACCTGGTTAGATTGCCCTAGCGCAATGCAGGTGACGCCAGGGCTGTTGATCACTGCGCAATCCGTGAACTTGAAGTTGGTCACGTAAGCGTCGAAACCGACGGTAGCCACGCTCCCTGAAATCATTACTGCTGCGCAGTTGAAGTTATTGTAAACACCTATTCCGCGATTTGGGCTGATCTTGTTGTTCTGACCGTTGATGTCGAATGTAATGCCATGGAACGTCATCCGGTCAAGGGCGGTATTTCCATTGATCAAGTTGAAGTACTTGGGCGATGCGTCGGTGGACTCCCCATTCTTCAGCTTAAAAACAGTATTGCCTTTCCCATAGCCGACGAACGTCATCCCTGAGCGGGCTTTGATTGAGCAAGGTGACGGACCACCCTCAAGGCTTACCATTTGCTCAAGCGTAAGAAGGTATTCGCCCGGAGGGAAAAGAACCACAAGGCCAGAATCTGCGGCAGCCTGAAAGTTGGCCATATCGCCAGGGGATCCATCGCCGCGAATATTGAAGTCCTTGGCGAAGCGCATGAAGCGCAGACGCTGATAGGCGTCGTAGTTTCCGTAGCCAATTAGCGAGGCACCGATTGCGCCGGCCATGTCCTGAACAACATGCGGGCTGCCATCAGGCGCCTGGTAGAAAATGTTCGCCGCATTGTTGATTGGGCCTTGGATGGCGGCGATAAGGTCAGCGATGAACCTACCAGCCCAACCCATAGTCGCCGCGTCCTGATTCTCCGTAGGATCTGCCAAGTTCTTGATTTGGCGACCTTGCGCATCGTAGTAATTCTTGCCAATGGGCCGAACCAGCGCCCGAGCCAGGCCTGCGAACCCTTGCTGAATGAGCATGGTCAAACGGTCGAAGACGGTCTCATGCGTCTCGGCCAGGAATTTGCCCTGGTTGCGGAGGTCGGTTGGCTGAACCAGGTCCATGATCCTGGAAATGGTCAGGCTTGCACCTGGCGTCTCAAGATAGCCGGCAGCATAGGAGGAAGTCAGCGTGCCCCCGCTCTGCGTCCCTGCGCCAGCCAGGGTGTACTGCGCACCCGTCAGCGTTTCGGCAGTCCCATCCTGCTTAACCAGCACCGCTTCAATATCCGCGTCCTGCAGAAAGCGATAAGGGATCGGGTAGGTCGGGCCACCCGAGACGTATTCAACGACGCTATCAGTGGTCGATACGGTCAATTTTCAGTGCTCCAGAAATGCGAAAGCCCCGCAATAGGCGGGGCTTTCTGTGGGGGTGGTGTGGTTTTCAGTTGCCGGCGGCGGCACCAAGATCTGGCGCTCTTGCTGGGCCTGCTTCTCCAGGCTCCCACCAGTAGCTTTGGCCGAACTCTCGCTGTGCTCGGCGCTGCATGCGGTTCAGGTACCCAGGCGAGAAGTACTCCTGCAGCTGGTGGAAGATCATGTGATCGGTGGCAGCCTTGGTGTACCAAAGGTTCGCCCCGGGCAGGTGCCCTTTCCCAAGCTGGATCAGGCGGGCGCCGATCACATCGGCATCCCGGTCGCCCAGGGCCGCATCAGCAGTGACGCCGCGCAGGTTCAGCAGAGTTTCGAGGTCACCGGCCAGCGGGCCGCCGAAGGCTGCGAGCGCAGAGGTGCCTCCCTGCGTGGTGTTGGAGAACAGGAAGTCTCCGTACAGCGACAGCGCGCCACCCTTGAGCATCGAGGCCAGGCCGAAGCGCAGGCCCGGCACGCCGCCAAGCTCGTCATCCAGCATGTTCTTGGGGTCACGCCCCGAGGCTATCTCGTTGACCTGGGTGGCGATTGCGCCAAGCACCGTTGCCGTGGCGAACAACGCAGCGGCATATCCCGCCTTACCCCACCCGGTCTGCTGGGCCATGGCCCGGCGCCAGTGCTTCGAAATCATCGAGATCGGGAACGACTTGAACTGCCAGAAGCTGCGCATGATTTCGCCGCTCCAGGTGCCACGCTGGTTGTTGCCGTGCATGAAGGCACGTTCACGGGCACCTGGGGCGGGGATAGCCATGTTCGTTTCATCCAACACCATACCCAGCAGGCGGGTGGCGGCCTGTTCCCGTAAGCGCGTAGGGGAAACCCCTACCTTTTGCGCCAGCGGCTGCAGGGCGGCATCGGATATGCGGTAGATGCTGCCCGGGGTCAGCACCTGGTCGCCGGCGCCGCGCCAGTCCTCCGGCTGGGCCAGGCGCCATACCGACCAATCCTGATCAGTGATGCCGCGCTGCTGCATCAGCTTGCGGTCACCCTCTTTCAGGGCTGCCAGGGAATCGAACCGGCGCGTGAGGTCGCCGGTGACATCCATCATGGTGGTCCCGAAGGCCCGGCGGTTGCCTGCGTCGATGGCGTTCATGCCGGAAAGCTGCATGACCTTTGTGGCAGCAGCCTGCGACCACTTGGAAGCCCGGCCGGCGATCTCGGCATCTGTGCCAAGCCCTTCCTCACCCCAGCGCGCCAGGCTTCCAATCAGTTGATCTATGCCCAGGCCGGCACGCATGGCCAGGCGCCGGTGGCTGGCGTTGGCCGGGTTGAGCATGCGCAGCTCGTTGCCCAGCACCTTCATTACGGGCATGCCGTTCATCTTGGCTACCAACGCCAGCGTGCCCTGGTCGCTCAGGCCGGTGATCACCGCCGAACCCAGCTTGCCCGCCACGTTGGTGGCGCGGTAGGTGTCGAAGGCGTTGGCCAGCGCGGCAGATGCCGGTGGCTCTCGGGTGCCGGCAACCTCGGTGTACAGCTGCTCCAAGCGCTTCACGCGCTTATCGATCTTGGCCTTTGCCTCTGGCTTGGCCTGGGTCATCTGCTTGGCGGCCGTCTCGGTGTGGTACCGCATGGCGTGGTTGGGGTTTGGCCCCATTGCCTCGATCAGCGCGATGTCTCGGGCGGCTCGGTCGATGTGCCCGAACATCAGGTCCATCAGGCCTTTGTCACCGTACTTGGCCTGGGCCGCAAGGTAGGCATCGGCATCGCGGTAATGGATCTGGCGCGACTCGCTGCCGCGATTGGCGCGGGCGCCGTTGCCCATGGCCCGGCCCGGCTCCAGCTTGTTCACGCCACCGGTGGCCACCGTCTCCCAGGCGTTGGTGAAGAAGTCAGCCAGCTCGGCGTCGTTCATCCGGGTGCCATCGGCCTTGAAGTACTTGGATCGGTTCGCCCACTGTACATGGTCGGCAATCCACTGGTCTTTGGCCCTGGCCACCTTCAGTTGGCTGTGGCTGCGCGGGATTGCCCAGTCATCGAGGTAGCCCACATCGCCGCCGGCGCGGTTGAAGCGCTCACGCAGGCGATTGGCAACATCGGCGAATTGCTTGGCCCCGACCTTCGCCTCTGGCACACCGCTGTCCTGGCCGTGCAGTTCCTGCACTAGGGCACGGGCCTTGGCCTCGTCCGCGAAGAGACCAAGGAACTTGCCGCGAGTCATGTCGATGGCTTCGAGCATGGATGACATGGCTTCATCCCGGATCGCTCGGCTGGACGACTCGATCGACATGATGCCGGGATAGTCCGAGGCGAAGGCCAGCAGGCGGTCCAGGCCCTTGAGGGGATCGTCGGGGAACTGAGCCATGACGTTCTGTACGCGGTCATGCGCGAGGATGGTCAGGGCAACCCGCTGTTTCTTCTTGGCGGCCTCGGCCTGCAGCTCCTTGGCAGCAGCATTGGCGGCTTCGGTCAGCCGATCTGCCGAGGTCTTCATCTGCCAGGCCTGCGGGTCTGACTGGGCCAGCTGACGCATGTTGCGGCTGATGCGCCCCTCAATGTCCTTGATTTGTTCCTGGGTGAGTGCACGGCCGATGGCCTGCTGAACCGCCTGGATACATTGCTGTTTCATCAGTTACCGAACCTCAGCGCGCACAGGGCGGCAGCAAGGAAGCCTTTGGAATCGTTTGCAGCCTGGGCGATCTCGGCGTCAGCCTCGGCCAGGAGTTCACGGGCGGAGACGGTCACCGGCGTGCCGTCCTCGTTGATGGCGCCGGTAGGCACCTGCAGGTCACGCTCGCCCGCGGCTACCGCGTCGAGCAGCGCCGGCAATGCTGGGTCGATTCCGTCAATGGGAGTCGAACCGGGGAGGCCTGTGACGCTTTCCGCTGTCGGTGTTGCGCTTTCTGCGCCAGGTGTTTCGGCTTGGGCCGAAACTGTTTCAGGTGCTGCGGGAGCGGAACCACTGGTTTCAGCCTGCTGATTGGCCTGCGGCGCCCGTGGTTGCTGGCTTTCACCTGTGGGAGCGGAGTCGCTTGCGGGTGTGCGCGGCTCGACTGACGGCGCTGGCTCTTCGATCAGCTGGCCGCTCTCGCGCAGCATGCGCTGGATGTCCTCGGCTGCCAGTCGGTTCAGGGCCATGCCGTGATCAGGTGCCACGCTGCTGGCCAAGGCCGATCGTTTGAAGGCGCTGCCGATCTGCTCGGCGCGTTGATCCACCTGCTTTTGTAGGCGCGCTGGGGTTTCGCCGCGATCCATCGCCGCCAACTCGCCCCGGGCGCGCTCGGCAGCCCTATTGCCTTCCAGCTGCTGATTCAGCTCATCGATGCGAGCCTGGGTAGCCACACGCTGCTCGTCGATGGCCTGTCGCTGCTGAGCGATGCTGTCGCGGGCCGCGCGTTCGGCCTGCTTGCGGGTCATGCGCTGCTGCTGGAACTCCTTGGCAGCCTGCCGATAGGTGTTGCCAGCGGCTTCATGCGCCTGGTCCAGTTCGCCAAGACTGCGGCGCAGACCAGTCACTTCGGCCCGAATGTCGCGAACGTTGGGCAGGCCTGCTGCCGCCACCGGCTCAAGCTCTGCCCGGGCAGTGGCGAACACCTCTTGCTGCGCCTGATCGCGCACCACCGCTTCCTCGGGGCCGACACGGTTGGAGCGGATGAAAGCGGTATCGTCCATGAGGCCGGTGACGTTGACTGGTTCGCCACGGATCATCTGCTCGAGCGCGAGGTCCAGGGCATTCTGGTGTGCAGCGCTCGACCGGGCGTTGACTGGCGCCCCAGGTGCCGTGCCGTGCTGAGCATGCAGCCCATTGTTGCCAGCCAACGCGGCGTCGACGGTTTCAGGTGATGCTGCTGGAGCGCCCGACATGGCCCGGCCAAGCCCCCAGAAAGCGCCACCGAGCAGGCCGTCGATGGCCATGGCCTGGGCATCCAGAGCCCTATATTGCTGGGCCTGCTGGGTGTAGCCGTTGCTTTCCAGCACCTGGCCAACACCCCCGCGCGCCACAGCGCCAAGCGCAACGTTGGCGCCGGCCGTTGCAGCAAGGTCCGCAACAGGCTGGGCCAGCAGGCGGGCCGCCGGCAGGAATGCACCGGCAGCCAGGGTGCCGCCCTCGATCGCGCCTGCAAGTGCCGCGGTCTTGGGATCTACGCCCTCCCCGCGCAGCTCGCTGAAACGCTGCTCACCCATGGAGAGGCCGACGCCGCCGGCGGCAACCGGCAGGCCGCCGGAAGCAGCTCCGAACGCAAAGCGGGTACCGACATCGCCCAGGCCGAACAGGATCTGCGCGGCTGTGCCGTTGGTTTGAGCGTCCGGCCGCAGGCGCTCGGTCACCGCCAGGCGCTGCTGGCCAATGGCGGCGCGCCTTGCGATCTCTTCTTCATCGGTTGGCACTTCGAACAGGATGGCCTGGTCCGGGTCGTTGCCGTATTGGGCCGCCTGCAGCGCCAGCTGGGTGGCGCCCTGGGCGATACCGCTGAACAGCGCTGTGCCAGAGCCATCCCAGAAATTTGGCTCCGGCGGGGTCAACGCCGGGTTGGCCAGGGCATCCTGCTCGAGCGCCTGCTGATCGTTGAAGGCCAGGTCAGTGATAAAGCTCACTGGTCACCCCCGTTCACATTGATCATGAGCGGCTTGCCGTCGGCACCGTACTTGTACTGGTTGCCCTGCATCACGTAATACACGCCGTCCCGGGCTTGGCGCAGGGTCAGTGCGCTGGCCGTGGCCAGGTCCTGCTCACTCATGCCCTGGGCTTTCATGGTTTCCACCAGGCGCTGCTGGGCGACCTGCTCGAACGTATCTCCGGGCATGCCCCATGGCGCGAGCGTTGCCGAGCCGTTGAAGTCGACAACATCGCCCACGGTGGCCTTTATGGCTTTCTTCATGAGCGCGTTGTTGACCTCGCCCGACACATCGCCGGCCTCGGCCGCAGCGCCGGTGTAGTAGGACTTCACAGCCTGGGCCGCCAGCGAATACGACTGAGGCTGACCTGCGAACACCGTCCCGAGCTGCTTGCCCAGGGCCAGGTCGAAGTCGGTCTGCTTGGGGATCGGGAACCTGCCACCGCCGTCCTGTCCCTTCTGGGCCTTGGACTTGTTCAGGATCGACTCGCCCAGGGCCATGGTCTTGGCAACATCGCCGCTTTGGATCACATCATCCGGGCGGAACCAATGGGTACCAGTGGTAAGCGACCGCTGCTTACCCGCCAGCATGCCGGCAAGCGCGCGAACGGGCGAATCCGGGGCGATCTGCTGCATTGCCCCGGCATATGCCCGGTCATCGCCCATGGCTGCATGAAGCTTGCCGAACAGCTGGGACTGCTGGTCTGGGCTCATCTGATCGATCTGGGCGGAGAGTGCCTTGGCTTCCTGTGGCAGCAGCGGCTTCAAGGCTACGGTGGGGCCGAACTTCTGGCGCATTCCCTGGAGCGCAGAGACGCGGTCAGCCAGTAAAGCCGGCAGATTGTCAGAGTTCAGGTCCAGCGGCTCGACGCCGCCGCCGAGCCGCTGCTGGAAATAATCGAGCGGGGCTTCGGCCATCATCTTGGCGTTCGTTTCAATCGCCCGGCCCAGCCTGGCCAGGTTGTTGGCCTGGGCAACGGTACCGCCACTGTTCTGCAGCTCGGCCTGCAGCTTGCCGTAGTAGGCGGCCTGCTGGTCAATCGGCTGGCGCAGCACCTGCTGGGTGGCAACCTCTTGCTTGCGCAGCTCATTGAACTCGGCTGAGGCCGCCGTGCCCTGTACCTGTTTGCCCCAGTTGTCCCACATATCGTCGGTGGCCGGGATGCCGCTGGCGATCTGAGCGCTGATCTTACCCAGCGCCCGGTCCGCGCGGGCTTCGGCGCGCAACTGGGCCATTTCAGCCTTCTGCTGCAGGCGCTCGACCTTACCGTCGATCGAACTGCCAACTTGGGTCAGGTCGTCGGCTGTCAGGTACTGCTGGTACTGCTTGAGTGCGGATTGTGCCTTGTACGGGTCCTGTGCAGCCTGGCGCTTCAGGATGTCCGAATACATGCTGCTGGTGGCCTTCGTGCGGTTGGCCTCTAGCACCTCTGGCGCCCAGCCGTTGCGCTGGGCCTGCAACTGCAGGATGCCGTCAATGCGGGTATGGCTGGATGCAATGGCCTCTGGGTCGTTGTAGTTCAGGGCCGCGGTGTTGAGCGCAGTGGCAATGGCCGCCTTGTCGACCTGGTTCTTGTACTCCTGCTGCTCACCAAACTCATAGCTGCCCAGCTTCCCCTGCAGTTGGGCCCGGCGCTGTAGAGAAGCCTGCGTGAACATCTGCCGCTGCTGCTCGTTGGCCAAGCTGCTGGCGATGGCTTCGCGCTGCTGGTCGAACTGGGTCAACGTGTCATTGGTGACGTTCAGGGCGGCCTGTCCCTTCTTGGTAAAGGCGCCGGTCTCCGGGTTGAAGATGGCTTCGTTCTGCCACGTGCCGAGCTGGTTGTCCGCGTTGAGCACGGCCGTCTGGTTGGCCTCGCGCATTTCGCGCTGGTGAACATCGGCCAGGTCGCCGGCAAGGCTGGAAAGGCCGCGCGCCAAGCCAGAAGCATCAACGGATGCCTGCGCTACGCGCGGTGCGGCGACGACTTCCGGCGCCACGCGCCGCATCTGGATTTGTGGGATTCGTGCGGCCATGCTCAACCCCTGCTGTACATGTTGTAGGCCTGGCCGCCGCCAGTGAGCAGCGAGCTGAAGGCGTTGAGGCGGCGCGTGCGGAATTCGGCCTTGGCCTGCTTGATACCTTCGTTGCCCTGGGCGACCAAGCCCATGGCCTGGTTGAAGGCGTTGCGCCGCAGTTGATCGGCATCCTGTCGGGCGATGTCTAGGGTGCCCTGCTCGATCCGGCCGGCAGAACCCTCGCCGACCGCAACGCCATTGGCAGCGAAGCCGGTGCGCTGGCTGGCAGCCGTCTGCCGACCCTGCTCGTTCGCCATGTCCGCGGCGAAGTCGCCTTGGGTGATGACATCACGCGCCTGGTCATCCAGGTAGCGCTGCTGCCTCTTGGCGGCCTTTACCGCGTCTTTTCCCTGCTGAATCTGGGAGTACGCGCCCAGCAGACCACCGCCCGCTGCTGCGCCAGCCCCTGCTCCTGCGCCCATTACAACCCCCTCAATGTCATTGGGTGGAACAACTCGCCGTTCACCCCATAGGGCACGGCCTTGTGCATGTGGAAACCGAGCCAGCGCAGCCAGCGCAAGGCTTTGACATAGCGGGCGTCGGTGTAATTGATCAGCACCTTGTGGCGCTGGCGCATAGCGGCGACCTCTCGATCGCACTCGATCAGGAATGACCGGTGGTGCTTGTCGACCTCGGTCGTGCTGATGAGCCATGGCACGCCGGTCTGCTCGTCGAGCTTGATATCGCCGAACATGGCGACCACACGGCCATTCACCACATAGGCCCTGGGGTTCACGCTCTTCTCAACCGAGTGGCGGAGCTCCTGTTCAACGGTAAGCCCCCGAATTGCCTCGAACTCCAGGCGATCTTGCATGCGAGCGTTCGCCACGGTCATGGCGATCAGCCGGTCATCAACCGGCAGCATTTCAGCCACCGGACTGGACATTGGGCATGACCCCCAGAATGGTGAGCGGCAATGGGTCAGATTGGCGAATGAACAGGCGCCCGTAGTTGTCCCATTGGCACTGGATCTCCATCTCGGCCCGGCCGGTCAGGAGCTCGATCGGCTCGCCATAGTCCTCGTCGGCGCGCTGCTTGAACTCGTCCAGGTGGTCGGCATCTGGGCCGGCGAAGATGCCGCGGCTTTCCTGGCAGATCACCACCACCTGGTTGATACGTTTCTTGCTGCCCAAGAAGGCCTGGTTGTTCTGCAGGGTGATGTCCAGGGTCTCGAAATCGGCAGTGATCGGCAGGCCTATGTGCGCTACCAGGGTCGGGCTGTCCAAAGTGATGGCGCCGCCGGTGACGGCCTGCTGCGGGATCACGTTGCCATCGCCAAGGATGCTCACCGTCTTGCCTTCCAGGTGACCAAGGCCGCTGACCACGGATGCCGCCAAGCCCCAGCGGGTCGCCGATACGCCGCGCAGAGACCCTGGGACCACGGACTGCGGCTCTACCGTGACAACGGTTGCCGAGATAAACGCCGTTATCTTCACGGTCAGCACGTCGCCGATGGCATATTCACTGCCCCCGCCGTACAAGATCACGCTGCGATTGACCATTCCGGCATCGAAGGTCGCCGTGGAAACAGTCAGCGTCAGCGGGTCCGGGTACTGCCAAGTAGTACCTCCGCTCAGTACAGCAGTACCGGTTCGACGACCGTCGTAGGTCAGTCCGCAATCCACGAAGAAGGCCCGGTCGAACCAGTAATCGCCGCTGCCGAACTTGGTGAGTTGGCGGGTAGCCATGCGCTCGATGTAACGCTTGGTGATGCCGTTGATAGTGCGCTTGACGATCAGGTACAGCGCGTCTTCGTCGTTCTCCGGTACCGAAGCCACCGACTCAACCTGACCGTCAGTGTCGTGCCAGTGCCAGGCGTAGACCTGCTGGTCTGGCAGGAAGGTGAAGCCCAGCAGCATGCCGTCATTGCGGGCCATCCACAGGATGCCATTGGGCTGCAGAGTGAAGGCCATGTCCTGGATGGTGAAGCCGCGCAGCAGATGAGACGAAAGAACGCTCACATCCTGCGGCTGGAAGCCGTCCGAGACGTAGTTGTATGCCAGGGTGGACAGCTTTCCGCCACGGGCCTGGATGTACAGCGCCGTGTTGGCGTAGATCGCCGGCGGCACGTCGCTGGTGCCGAAATAGCTCTGCTCGATCGCCGAGACGTTGGCAGCTGTGACCCCTGAATCGGTAGACCCGGTGATGGCAATTTCGGCGCCGGAGGTCATGGCCAGCAGTTCGCGCAACGACACCAGGTGGCGGATCTGGTTGACCTGCCGGCTGGCGATCACGAACTCGATGCCGTCGTCATCTTTGTTCGGGTCGGAGTAGCCGAAGTTGTGGAAGTCGCCGGTACGCGACATCCAAACGGTCTGGGGATTGGCCTTGCTGGCCGCGAACACCATGCGCTGCTGGTAGTAGCCCACCACTGAAGGGTTGTTGCCATCGGCGAACGGGTTGTACGCGATGGGTACCGTGTTGTCGGTTTCGGGGGTGATGTTGATGTCGGTAAAGGTCGTGCCGGTGGCCTGGCCGATGAACCCGAACACGCCCGAGGACTTGTTCTTGTAGATGTTGTAGTGGTCGGCCCCGGCCGATGCCGTCCAGCTCAGGCTGGCCCCTGGCTTGTTGTCGAAGCTGTTTACAGTGGCCGTGTTGCTGGCGTTCGACTCGACGGAACCCTCGGAAATGCTGCTGACGGCGGTCACCTTGTATTGGTACTCGGTGGTATCGCCTGAACCACCTGTGCGTGCGGTTGCCGACAACCCAGTCGGCGCTGCGATGCTGGGCTCGAACACAATTGCCGTCAGGGTCCAGTTCGTTGGGCCGAGGCGAGAAAGCTCACGCGGAGGATGATCCGGGTGAACGATGGTCAGCACATCGGCCGATTGGGTGAACTTGAGGGCCGGAAGCTGCGCCGAGGTATATGGCGAAACGATCTCATAGGGCAGACCGCCGCTCACAACCTGCCCGCCCATGCTGATGAAGCGGATATACAGGTTTCCGAACTCCAGGATGTAGGTCTGTTCGGTCGAGAACTGGAACGGGATCAGCCGCGACTTGGCAGCGCTGTTCTTGGTCTCGACGATGTAGCGCGTGCCGGATCGGTTCTGCGCGCCGCCCTCGGGCAGCACCTGGTAGTTGCGGCAGGTCTTGAGCGCGGTGTAATAGCGCCCAAGATCAACCCGGGCATAGGTGGCCGGCGATACCTCGCCAGCGCTGAAGGACGGCTGGATAACTTCAGTCATGCCCCGCGCCCCGTGATGAAGGTTGATTCGCGCTGGTACTGGGTGGTGCCCTCGTTGAGCGCGGTGGCAGCGGCCTCCAGCACGGTGGCCTTGTACTGGGCGTAGCAGGCGCTGGCGATGCCGGCGTCCTTGGCCAGTGGCCCGGCGATCTCACCGGCCAGGTACCAGGCCAAGGCCGATACGAAGATCGGGTCGAACAGTTCCGGCGAAGTGACCTTCAGCGTGTACTCCAGAGTGGCTGGGCTCACGCTGGTGCTGATCAGGCGCTGGCTGGACCCGTTGATCACTCGAAATGGGATGCGAGGCAGCTCAGGCATGTAGCACTCATAGCCGGCCGGGATAGCGCCCTGTGGCCAGCCTGGGTTGACGATTCGGCGCACGCGCATGCAGTCGTTCGGCACGGCGTAGGCGTACTGGAAATCTGGGTTCGGGTTGTCGGCCACCTCGGCCAGCTGGGCAAAAGCCGTGGCGAAGCCCCAGTCGCAATCGGCGCGCAGCACAAAGTCGCGGCTGCTCTCGTAGAACTGCTTGCAGATCCGGGCCGGCTGGCTGTTCTCTTCCAGGTCATCGATACGGGTACCGTTGCCGATGCGGAAGATCGCCATGTTGCAGATGTCGATTACCGAACTCATGAAAAGCTGACTCCATGAAAAAGGGCCCCGAAGGGCCCTTGGTGGGTGACAGGCTCAGGCGTCCGGGCCGTCGTCGTCATCGTCGTCGCTGCCGTCATCACCGGTGCCGCCGTCCTGGCTGCCGGTGCTGGTGGTGGTTGAGGTGGTGTCCTCAGGCTTAACGTAAGGCTCGCCGCCGGCATTTAGGCGATCAGCCTCGACCTGTGCCTCTTCCTTGCTGGCGCCGATGAAGTCGCCGACCTTCTCGCCGGCGGCGTCGACCACTACCCAGCGGCCACCACCGTTGTGCTTGGGCGTATACGCCGCAGCGGTATTGCTCTGCCCGCTGGTGGTGGAGTCGGCTGGAGCATCCAGCAACTCGAGATTGGAGCCTGGCGAATCGATCATCAGCGAAACGACCGCGCCAACCTCAAGCAACGCGCCGTTGATAAAGGAACGCTCGGTGACGCGATAGCGCTTAACCATTGGTCTGTACCCCCGCAACAACGCCGGCAGTGACCTTGCCAGTGGTTGGCGCGGTACCGGTCACGGTGTAGTTCATGCGCAGATAACGCTCGGTCTTCTGCGGCAGCGTGATGATCGGCGTCTGGTAGCCGGCCTTCAGGTCAGCCAGTGGCACAACCACCGAGAACAGGCTGCGCGGCGAGCTGAACGCCGAGTTGTCGTCGGCCTGCATCTCGATGGTCAGGCTGGTCAGGGTGTTGAACGCCTCGACTACCTGGATGCACAGCGGGATATCGCCGGCGCGCCCAACGTCTTTCTGGTCGCCACGGTCGATAACATCGGTCGAAGCCGCCGAGGCGGTGATCGCCTGGGCGTTCGACATGAGCAGTTTTTTGTCGAAAAGCATGATGATCTCCTTAAACCACGCGGGATTCGGTGTTGAGCAGCTCGTCGCAGCGCTTGATCGGGATGCCGAGCAGTTCCGGGATCTTGCGGCCGGCGTACTCGCCAAGGGTGAGGTTGACGTTCTTGGAGTTCATGGCCTGCAGGTGCAGGAAGGTCTGGATGGTGCGGTTGGCGTAGATCACGGTCTTGCCTTCGCCCTGCATCGGGTTATCGAGCAGGTAGTAGGCCCGGATCATGTTCTCGATCAGTTTCGCGCCAGAGGCCGCGTCAGCGGTCAGCAGGCTGACATCGATGTTTGCCACGCGAGCGTTGGCGCGCCAATCGCGAACCGACATGCCGATGTCCCACTTGAAGTGGTCGCGATAGGCCTGGAACTCGCCGCCGACATCGTCCTTCACGGTGTCTTCGCCCAGGTTGCGGTGCTGGAAGCCTGCCACGCTGCCTTTCGGGTACAGCAGGTGCGTGGTCAGTTCGCCCCAGGTGACGAACCAGATGGAGGTGTTGGTGGAGCCGGTACCGCCAGCGTCCACGATGTTGCGGCCAGACTCTGCAGCCAACGAGTTGTAGCGCGGCGACAGACCGAGGAACGCCTGCGGCTCGGTCTGGGAGTTGCCGTAGAACATGTAGCGTGCGGCCTTGTTGTTGAAGCCCTGGAGCTTGCCAAGGTTCTCCGAGGCACGGAACGCATCAGCGTTGCCGCTCAGATCCGCCAGTGCCTTATCGACCAGGCCGTAGTCCTCCATCATGCCGGTGGTGTCCAGCACAGGAACGGTGGTCGATTTGCTTGGCTGAACACCCTGGTTGAACATGCGCCAGGTTGGCTCAGGGATGCCCGAGCGCATGGTGGTTTTGTGTTTGGAGCCGTCGTTGCACTCCATGTATTCGGCGTCCATGAGGATGTCGTTCTGCTTTGCCATCAGCTCCACGATCTTCATGATCTTCTTGGTGCTGTCTTCACGGCTGAACTTGTCGATCAGCGTGGGCATGGTCGAGGTGAGGATTCCCACTTTGTTACTCCTTGGCCTTACCGGAAGGCATCAATGATGGACATTTCGGATTTAGGTACTTCGGTGGTGGTGCGGTGCAGCTTGCCCTCGCCCAGCTCCTTGCCCGCCTTGTGGAACATGCGAACTACTTCTGGGTGCGAGCCAAGGCCAGATTCCGCGAGGAAGGCGGAAAGCTCAGGGGATCCGAAGTCGGTCAGGAACTGCTGCGCTACCGCGACATTGGCGTCGAAGTTGGCGCCGCCGAACTCGGCATCACTGCGAAGAGCGGTTTCCCACTCGCCGACCTGCTTGTTGCGGAACTCGATGGCCTGCTGCTGGCTTGCCTCTGCGGCTGCCAGGGATCGCTGGGCATCGAATGCAACGAGCTTGTCCGCCTGCTCCTGGGTCAGTCCCAACTCCTTCAGCACTGGCGAGAATGCGGCCAGCTGCTCTTCGCTGATGGAGTAGCCTTCGGGCAGGTTGGCGAAGGCATAAGTCTCCGGCACCGAGGGCGTTTCGGCCTGCTGTTGCTGGGCTTGCTGCTGGCCCTGCTCCGTGACAGCAGTTTGCTGCTCGGTGGTCACGGCCTCAGACGTCGCACTCTCGGTCCCGCTTGCGGTAGTGGTGGCGGTATCGACTGCATCGGTCATGGGTCAACCTCATTGGTTTTAGGGGTGTTTTCCTGAACCATCAGCAGGTACTGCTCAGGGCACAGGGTTCGGGTCTCGTCGGCCAGGGACCGGCCAACCTCGTATGCGCCAAGCAGGTAGTTCTGCCGGCCGCCATGGGTGTCAAAAAGGGTTTTCTGGCTCTCGAAGCGGGTAGCAACGAGCAGCTGCCACACGAAGCGGCGTCCGTTCTGCGTTGCCATCTGGGCCCGCACATCAGCAGCACGGCGCTTTTGTGCCAGGCGCACTGCTTCCTCCCGCTGCCGCGAGATGTCTTCGTCGTCGAACATTTACGCTCCGAGGATCTGGCCGAGCGCGTTGTCGCCCGTGATCTGGGTTTCGGATAGGAGTTTTGCGGCCTGGACGCCACTGGCCATGGTCTGCTGGGCCTCGGCCGCCTGTTGCTGCTTGGCCCGCTGCTCGCGAATGGCTGCGACCTCTTCGTCACCGCGGATGACGGTAGGCACGACGCCAATGGCTTCGCCGTATTCGTCCACCCACTGGTCGGCATCGAACTTGTCGCGCACTTCTGGGAATGCACCCGACAGGTTGCCGATGGTGGAGGCAATGCGCTCCAGGCCGGTGACCGCCGAGGCTTTCTGCGCCTGGGCCAAGATCGAGATGTAATCAGCCTCTACCACGGTGTCGCCGATCTCTTCCGGCGGCTCTGGCAGTAGTGGTTCGCCTTCGACAAGGCGGGCCCAGATTGGGAGGGACTGGCGCAGCATGATGCCGAATACACGCTCAATGATCGGGTCCAGGCCTTCAAAGTCCACCCGCTCAACCACAGGGCCCAGCATGGACATCTTCTCTTCGCGCCTGGCGTTGATCTCGGTCGCCGTCCGGACATCGTCCATCTGACTGATCATCAGGAACAGGTCGGTGTAGAACGAGCGGCGAATGCGCGCCACATGCTGAGCAATCTTGGCCTCAATGAACTGCAACCACTTTGCATCAGGCGTGTAGATTGGCGCCATCTGGTTCTGGCCACCGACTTGGTCAACGTATGTGATCGAGCCGGGGGTTGTGGAGCTCGGCTGGCCGCGCAGGCTGGAGGGTGCCTGGATGGCTGGGTTGGCGCCGGTCTCTACCATACGGGCCGAGTTACGCTCGTACAGCTGTAGGGCCTTGATGTCGCCCATGCAACGGCGGCCAGGTCCGGTACCGTAGCAATCGCCCGGCAGCGCATCCCAGCGCATCACCGCAACCGGGAACTCGTGATAGCCCTTTTGCTCCAGCACCTTCTCGGATGGCGCTGCCTTCTCCCACACCAGGCCAATGAACGGCAGCCGCTTACTTACCTTGGAACCAGGCACATGGTCTGCGTTTGGCTCAACCATCTGCACGCAGTCGAACCACTGATCCTGCTGCGATTGGGACAGGGCATTCTGCGCCTGGCTGCTGAGGTTCTCCTTGCCGAAGCGCTCAGCCATCTGCGCTGCCGTCAGTTTGAACTCTCGGTAGAAGCTGTTGCACTTGCCGTCGGCGCCGTTGGCCACATAGTACTCACCGGCGGTGAAGACCTCGCAGCGGATCCCGGTCTTAGGATCAGCGTCGATCCAGATGGCGCCGGTGCCGAACACGCCCATTTCGAGGTAGGAAACGTGCTGGCAGTTGTAGTAGTTGGAGCGCAGCAGCACGTCGCGCATGCGTTCCGAGGCCTCGAACAGCCAGTCCTTGACCGGGCCGAACTCCATGGCCTTCTTGTTCTGCACCACCAGGTTGAACCATGGGCGAGAGCGAGAGGTGAGCCCCGACATCATGCCCGCAGCTAGTGCGCCGCTGTCTTCGGTCGCCTCGTTGTTGATGATCTTGTTGTTGCGGCGGTCACCCTTGTTGACCTGCTGGTCGCACAGTAGGCGCGAACGCATGGGCTGGATGAAGTCCGACAGTTCGCGCCAGTTCGTCTCCCAGGACGTGCGCTCATTCTTGAGCATGCCAAGACGCTTCTCGGCCCTCTGGCGCAGAGTGTCAGCCATGGTTATTGCCCCAGCAGGGTCTTGGTGGTGGTGGGCGCAGCGGCAGCGCTGGCCCCGCCCAAGATGGTCGAGCTGAGACCGGCTGCCTTCGCCCGACGGCGCTTATCGGCTGCATTGCCCTCAGCATCAGCGGTCGACACATCGTTGTTCTTCACTTCATCAGCAGTTGTGGTGTTGGTCTTCGGCGTGTCGAAGGAATCTCCGAGTACCGCATCGCTCAGGCCCAGGGTGGCAACATTGGCCACGCTCTTGACTGCTCCGCCCATGGGTAAAGTCCTCAGTTGAAGGGGTCGTAATGGGATTGGTGGGTTCCATGCGTAACTGGCCTGCACTGGAACCGCTGACGCGCGAAGCGGCGCATCATGTAGGCGTACCGCGACGCAGACAGGATGTCGTCTTGAAGCTTGACGATCCGGCCCTTCTCGTCGCGGTGGTAGTTCATCTTCTCTTCGAAGAAGCCGCTGAGGTGGCTGAACACCTTCCAGCGGCCTGTGGTCATGCGCTCGTACATCTGGACCAGGCCGGCCTCAACGCCAACCCCACCCTCAGGCCAGGTAGCGTGCTCGGGCAGCATGTTCCAGCCTGCATCGACATAGGCCTTCTTCTGCTCGTCGCCCGACGACTTCTCGGACTGTAGGCCGTCGCTTGGCCAGGCCGTGGGCACGTGCTGAGCCCAGGACTTGACCGATCCCCAGGCGGTAACCGGGGTGACCTTCGACTGCTTCCAGGCGTGGGCGACATAGACAATGTCCGCTTCCATGTCGATCCACAGCTGCACATGGGCCTGCGGGTGATCCCAGCCAAAGTCACAACCGTTGATGACCCAGAAGTGATCTGGGCATGGGAACGGCGCACACTTGATGTCGTCGTCGCTGAAATCGAAGATCAGGCCGGTGCCGAGCAATGGTTCGCCTCGCGTACGCATGTCGCGCTGCCACGCCGGGTATGCGGCAAGCAGTTCGCGGCGCGTCTTTTCGGATAGGTGCGGCGCGTCATCCCAGGTGGCGCGCTGCATGTACTGTCCTTCGCCCGGCTCGTCCATGAACTTGACGACCAGTTCGGTTCGCCCGTTCTCGGGGGTGAAGGTCAAGATCCCCCGCCCGCCTCGCCCGCGGTCGCCTGTGGCGGTTCGGGTGATGACCTGCGGGTAGATCTCCTTGTCTTCGGGCTCTTCGTCGATGTGGTACCAGTCGACGCTGTCGCCCATGATTGCGTGTTGGCCCTGGCTGTAGGACCAGAACTGCACCGTGGCTATGTCGCCCGAGGCGTGCCGCACCCGGACCTCTCGCATTGCGCCGCTTGTGCCGGTGGCCGAGCGCCAATCGACGATGCGGTCAGCGGGGATTAGCCCGCCAGTCCACTGTCCAGCCTGTAGCCTGCCAAACAGCGGCGTCTGGAGCAGGTCGCGGGTCTTCTCCATCGAAAACCCGAGCAACCAGCACAGCGGCGCGCTATCGAAGCGGTGACCTTCCCAGTCCGCCGGGTAGTCGCCGAGCAGATGCACGGCATCGATCGTCAGCCCGGTGCGGGTCTTGCCCACCCGGTTCGCCGCCATGAGCATGCACGACGAGAATTCAGCCGTGGCCCTGACGAACTTGAGCTGCCATTCGTAGAGCGATTCGAACTGCAGTAGGTACTGGCGTTGGGCGTTTCTCCGGGCCCGCTCTTCCAGCAGCGCCAGTAGCTCAAGCTTGTCAGCCTTGGTTGCCGGAGAGCTTGGCGATACGGCGTTCAAGTTCTTCGTCCGTCATGTCCGTGAAGTTGATGTTCCCGGTGTGGTTTACCTGCTCCCGGAACGCGTTGACGGTCATGTGCTTGCCCAGCAGTTCAAGGTTGCGAACCTTGTCGGGCCACTTGATCTTCTTGAGGATGCCGACCATGTCCCGGTCCTTGCCCTGCCCTTCGAACATCTCGGCAAGGTCGAAGCCCACCAGGTACTGGCGCCAGGCCTTGGGCCACTGCTTCAGCGGCTTGAGTGACAGGTCATCCTCCAGAATGTCCAGCAGGTCCAGCTGATCGATCTCTACGAGCCGTTGCAGCACGTAGTCGGCATCGACCTTGAGGCGCTTGCTGCGCTCGCCCATGGCCTTCTCGATGGCCGCCTTGATCTCAGGCCGCTTCATGAGCTGGTAGGCCTGTTCCCTGGCCCTTGCTGGTGCATATCCGGCCCTGATAGCCGCTTGCGTTGCGTTCAGATCGACCAGGTATTCGACGACGAAACGCTGCTGTTTGGCGGTCAGGGCCATGGGTAAATCACTCGCCGGTGGCGGCCGGGGCTACAACCTCGCCGCTGGTGGTGGGTTCGCCGGCGTCGGTGCTGGCGCTGTCACTCGACTCGACTACAGCAGGTACCAGGCGCATCCACTCGATCTTCGGGAAGATGCCCACGGTGCTGCCGGCCAATCCGTACAGGGTCAGGCCCAGTGAATCATTGGTGTGCGTGACGGCCTCGATGCGGTGCACCACGCCGTCTGCGGTCTTAACTTCGTACTGGCTCATTGCGCTACTCCTGGGCAAACGGCTCGAACGGTATCGATCAGTGCGTTGAGCTGCCTGATTGCGTCGTCTCCGTCTGGTCCGACGGAGATAATTCGTTCAGCAGCCGCTGGGTTAAGTTCGGCTCGCGCTTCTGCAGCATCCACGCCGGGATTGGCATCGGCTCGCACGACGGGGCACTTGGCAAGGACTGACAGCCGGCGCTTGCCAGCAGCGACATCAGCGCGAAGGCTGGCATTGGTCTGGTTCGCACGTTCGCGCTCCTGGGTGTGCTGGGTGTCGAGGTCGGCCAGCAGCTTGATGGTGTTGCGGCGGGACTCGGCCGCGGCTTCCAGCGTGCTGATCTGCTGGGTGGCCTGGTCCAGCGCTATGGACTGGGCCTCGATCTTCTGCCAGCCGGCGTAGATGACCACGCCGCAGGCAACCAGGCCGGCCACCAGATAGTTGGTCACGACAGCGCCCGCCGCACGCCTTCGCTGATCACGGCGTCGCTGTACGGGTTGCCGGCGTTCTCATGGATGATGATCGCCACCACGAAGCCCTTGAGCGTTGCCGGGTCAGTCAGCTGGATCTTGGCGCCAGGCTTGGAGCCGATGCGCTGTTCGACCGACCGCACGTAGGCTGTCGTATCGTTCTCGTTGCTCGGCGCCCAGCGGCTGATGATCTTGGCCACGGTGTCCAGCCCGTAAACCCGCTGGTAGGTCTGGAGCAGCTTGCCCAGCGCACGGATACCGTTCTCGGGGGTGTTGAAGCGGGCAAAGCGCGGCTTGGCCACGCCCTCTTCCAGGCCGAGCTGGCCATGCCACTTGTTGACCGGGCTGTAGTCGATGTTGCCGGGGTTGTTGTTCCGGACGCCGCGCGGAGTGCTCATTGGCCCGCCCCCTTGCTCGGCAACTTGAAGTCGGCGAAGCGGTCGGCCAGGTCGGCGATCTTCTTCACGCCGATGAAACCGATGCCGCCACCAAGGCCGGCAGCCAGGTTCTGCGGAAGTCCGAAGTACTCCAGCAGCGGGAAGGCACCAGCAGTGAGCAGCATGCACAGCGAGGCCTCAAGCACAGCCTGGCGACGAGTGCCGCCCCCGTAGATGATCCTGAGCAGCGCCATCACGAACGACAGGCCGGCGGCGTACAGCAGAGGCGCATGCTGGCTCAGCCAAGCAAGCAGCACCGCCCAGGTGTCTGGTTTATCTGGCATGTTGGGCATACTCGGTATCCCCTCTCAGGGGCGGAAACGAAAAACCCCGCTCGGTGGCGGGGTCTGAGGTGGTTTAGCAGGCAACAAAAAACCCGCTCAATGGCGGGTTTCTGGTGTCTGTGCGCAACTCTGCACAGTGGGAAAAATATCGCAAAATCCGCACATCACTGTCAAGCGGCCTCCCGCTCCTCACTCAGAACGCGTCCCACTGGCCGCAGGCAAATGCCATCGATGATCCCGGCCTGGTCGAACATCAGCTGCACCAGCCAGCCCCACTGCCGGGCCCAGTTGCGGCTGTCCAGCTCAACGCCGTGGTTGTCGGACAGCCAGCCCCGGAAGACCCACGGGTCGGCCATCGGGTCGGGATTGGCACCCATGCCGCCCTGCACCATGTGCCGGTACCGGACCAGCACGCCCCGGGCAACCCAGTACTCGCGGCTGTACAGGTGGCAGGTGCGCTTCTCGCCGCGCTCTTTCAGGACCAGGTGCACGTGGCTGGCCAGCAGCTCGACCGCCGACTCTTCCCAGTTGTTCGACACCTCGGTGCTGATGACCGGGGCGTACAGGTGGTGGCCGAACACCTGGTACCGAGGGTGCAGGCTGGCGATGGCATGCTGCACCCTCCCCGCCAGCGCCATGTGGGCGCACTTGCCTGTGTTCTCCCAGCGCTCTGGCCGGGTTTCGTTTGCCACGTAACCACGTTTGCCCAATTGGGCCATTTCAAGGCCGTGGTGCATGACACTATCCCACGGGGTATACAGGCAGTCATGCCACGCAATACGAGCACTTCCGAGCTTCATGCTGCACCCCCATTGATTGCCCACAACTTGCCACGGTGGATTTTGCTAATCAGAACCTGGGACACCCCATACCGCTGCGCGATGTCTGATTGCGTCATCACCCCCTTGAAGGATCGAATTTCCTGAGCCTGCTCAAGCGACAGAATGTGCCCGGAAGTGCCATGCCTGGTGCGATCGGCACAGTTTTCAATGTGCGTGCCCCAGCGCAGGTTGCTCAGCTGGTTATTACTCTTGTCCCCGTCACGATGCAGAGCCTCAAGACCCTCCGGGCATGAGCCTACAAACGCCTCGAGCACGATTCGGTGCACGTGCAAAGTCCTTTGTCGCTTGTTGAGCTGCAGGCTGACATGCAGGTAACCGTTGCTCTTGCGGGTTGGCCGAAGATCCCTGGCTGATTTCTGGCGAATGCGTCCAAGCGAATCCACCAACACGCGCTCAAGGCTGCGCACCCTGCCGTCACTGGACACCTCATGGGTTTCCTCGAACCCGACCACTGGCTTCCAGGTCGGGGATGCTCCAATCGCGCTCATACTGCCCCCTTGCGTAGTTCTGCGTATGCCATGTGGATCAGAACTCTTGAAACGACCAACCACCGCCAGACTTCTTGGTCTTGGCGGTGACGGCGATGATCTTGAACGGGTACATGCTGGCGGCAACCTTGGTCTTGACCTTGGCGTCGTCAGTCCAGAAGCCCTTGACCTCGTGCAGCTGCATCTCCCCGTTGGCGAGCATCACCGCGAAGTCGGGCGTGTAGAACGTGTTGTCGGCCAGGCGCAGCTTGATGCCCTCGAACTTGAACCAGGCGATGTGACCAACGAACTGGCGGTCCTGCAGGTATTCCTGGTAGGCGGCCTCGGTCTTGTTCATCTCACCGGTCTTGAGGCGGCCCAAGGCCTGCATGCGCTTCTGGCCATTGCGCTGGTCAGACATTGGCCACCTCCCGACGCTGCTTCTCGGCTTCCTCGGCGGCGACCAGGACCACGGATTCGGCGACCTTCTCGCCCAGCTTGTCGCAGAAGAAGATTTCGAGGTTGTGGTACGCGTTCTTGGCCCTGAGCAGCCTGACACTGCGCTTGCCGTTCTTGCTGCCGAGCATCGCCTGCATGCTGGACGGGGATGCCCATCCGGCGCGCTTCATCTGGCGTTCAGCTCGCTGCTTGTGCAGGCCGGATTCGATCAGCGGCAGCAGCTCGAGCATGTCCTTGACGTTGAGTTCCACGTTGGTGTTGCCGTGGTGCTCTGCCCGCTGGACGGCAGCACGGACGAAGGACAGTGTCATCTCGATGCTCATGCTTCACCCCCGCCAATGGCCTGCTGCAGCACCAGCACGTGGCAGCCCCTGCAGGTGTTGCCCATCATCGAGTCAATGCGGAATGAGCCGTGGCACTGCACGCACTGGACCTTGCGGTCGCCTTCGGGCTCTTTCCAGCGGATGAAGCCGGCAGCCTGGCGTGCTTTCGAGCACTTGTCGTGCTTGAAGTGAGTGCGGGACCTGCCGCAAACGTCACAACGCCCGCTCTGGTAGCGGACCTGTGGGTCAACGCCGCGTGGTGATCGGACTTGGGGCTCGTAGTTCATGGCTTCTCCCTGGCTTTCAGCATCAGGTCTGCGAACTCGTAGGCAGCAGCGGAGTACTCAGCCATATTCTGGTAGGTATGGTGGTTTCCTTCGGCATCGGTGTAACCCCAACCACCAGCGATGATCATGGCGTTAAGGGCCTGCATGGCGATCTCATCGCGCAAGCCCACAAGGTCTTCTGGTCCGGGATGCTTCATGGCAGTTGCTGTCCGTGGTGTCATGCCGGCCTCCGAATGCCGAGCTTGGCCAGCAGCAGCTTGCGAGCCACCTGGCCGTCAGTGGGAATGTTCTGTGCCGTGACCAGATCGCGGGCTTCCTGGTGGGACTTGGCCAGCTGGGCCTTGAAGCCGCTGTCGTGCTCGATGCCCTGGGCGATCTTGCCGTCGAGTGGCTGAGCGTTCTGGGCGCGGCGCTGGACGATGGCGTAATTGCGTTCGAAGCGCTGGAACAGGGCCTTGTCGCTGTGCTTGGCCGATCTCAGGTCGAACGTGCCGGTGGCTTCTGCTGCGACCCTCACCGCTTCGTGGCTGTACTTGCCCATCAGGGCCTCGGTCCAGGCCTGGTCTACGGCGGGCAGGCCTTGAACGTGCAGGCACATGGCACGGAACTCGGTTGCATCAGGTGGCCATGATTCCTTGCCGGTACCAGCGTTGGCAGCTGCCACCTCGATCATGCGGCGCAGGCCGTTGGCGATCTGCTGGCCAGTGAGGCCGCCCAGGATCTTGGCCCATGCGTGGTCAGCCTTTGGCACTTCACCGAAGCTGCTGGTCCACTTGTGGCCGTACGTCTGAGTCATCGTGATCCAGAGTTTCTCCAGCAGTCCAAGGCTCAGGGGTTCCGGGGCCTTCACCTCGGGCTGCTCGCTGCGCTGCGACGTTCGCTTCGACCCTGTCGACGGCAGAGAGACGACGTTGTTGACCAGGCTGTTGAGCTGGTCCTGCGCCTGTTCTTGAGTTTGCATGGGTGTTCCCCCCGGCTTGCGCTTGGCGAAGATTGCGTTTCAGGTGGCTGGCCAGTGCGTGCTCCCACTTGGCCTGGGTGCGGTGGTCGTCCGGCGATGCGAGCCAGAACGAGCGAAATTCCAGGAACTGGTCCTGGTCGAAGGCCTGCTGCGTGATGCCCATCTGGAGCAATACGGCTTGGAAGGTCTTCTGGCTTGGCTGCCAGTCGGCAGTCATGGCGAAGCGGACGCGGGAATCAAAATCGTCCTCGCGCGCTGGTGGTGGTGTTTCTTTTAAATCTGTATCTGTATCTGTATCTATTATCGTTGGATTCTGTTCAAACGAACCTTCAACGGAATTTGAACGGTCGTTGCCTTCCCGTTGCGGTTCCGTTTGTTTTTTCTTCTTTCTTGCCTGCGCCGAGGCTTTTCCAGCAGCCGCCTTTTGTTCCTGGGCGGCGTGAACTGCTGCCAAGTCGCGATCGATGCGGCTGTGCTCCCACTCGGTGCCGTTGTCGTTGAAAAACTCTTTCAACGAATCTTCAACGGAAAGCCAACGGTCGTTGGTCAGCCGTGCGATGCGCGCAAGCCTGACTTTCGGGATCGGTTTCCCGGTCTGCCAGTAGTTGAAGATCAGCAACAGATAAGCGCCATGCTCCTCTGTTGAGAGGTGCATGGTGTCGGCCAGGTAGTCGGCAACGTAAAGCTGCATGTACGGCAGCGCAGCCATGGCTCAACCCTCTTCGAGCTGGTCCAGGCCTTGGACGTGCTCCATCCACCGCTTGGAACCGTGAATGAACATCTCGATGTCACGCTCGTTGAAGCAACGCATCTCGCTGGGCACGACCTTCAGGCCAAGCACAGCAAGGATCTGGGCGAACTGCTCGAACTTCTCCGGACGCATGCGGCTGATGGTCGCTTCGTCGCAACCGACTGCATACGCGATTGGCGCATTACCCACAGAGGTCACGCGCTGCAAGATGAAGTGCAAGTTCTTGCGGGACCTTGCAGCTTGTTCAGGGCTTAATTGCGTCGTAGTCATGATCAGGCCGCCGTTAGCTCTGGCCAGATGCGCGACCAATCATCCGGACGCAGCTCTTGGCGAGTGACGGCACCGCCCGTGGCGAGCTCGATCGAAGAGGCGATTTCGGCTGACGACACCTTGTTGCCGTAGGCAATTTGGCGCAGATAGCCGCGAGTGGTGCCGGTGGCCTCTACCGCTTCATCCGTCGCGGTCTTGAGCCAGTCCAGCAGCTTGGTGTGTTTGGTGCGCATAGCAGGACCTCCTAGTGAATGCGCAGATTATTACCGCTTGGTAATTGTTTTATCAATACCTATCGGTCATTTACCGGGAAGTAATGGGTGTAGAGAATCGGCTAATGGAATTACGAACGGTGCGCAGGCAGAACCTGCAGAAACTAATGGACCGCGAGTACGGTGTTGGCGCCCGTGGCGCCCAGTCTCGTCTGGCCGAAAAGCTCGGAAAGCCTCAGAACTTTGTGTCGCGCTGCTTGGCAGAACCAGACCGCACAGGCGCGAAGTCTATTGGGGAGGACTTCGCACGCGAGATCGAGGTGGCTTTCGGACTGAGCCGCTATGCTTTGGATACGCCCGGTATGGGGCTTGGTGAGATCATCGATGTTGAAGGCCTACCAGAGCCGCTGGCCAAGAAGATCACCAGTTACCGACCAATTGTGCAGGTCGAACGATTCGACGTTGCAGGATCGATGGGACCAGGGATGGAGGTTCCCGAAGTAAACATGGTGGTTGAGCATATGGGCCTGGATGCCAACTGGGTTCGCCAGAACCTGAATTATTCGGCAACGACCAATCTGAAGCTCATCAGTGGTCGCGGCGACAGCATGGCTCCAACCATTCGCAATGGCGACGCCCTGCTTGTTGATGTCGGGGTGAATGCCGTCGAGTCTGACGCGATCTACTACTTCGAGATGGGTGGTCGGCTGCATGTGAAGCGCATCCAGCGAAACCTAGACGGCTTAACGATCATTTCGGACAACACTCAATACCGGGAAATCATCGTGCCGGCCTCCAGGGAGGGCGACATTCGAATACTCGCCCAAATCATCTACTGGTGGACGGGCCGCAGTTTCTGAGGCTTATAGTCAAAAAGTCGCAAGGAGTCGCGCAGTGAAGTCGCTCGCGTTTGTCGTGTATCTGCTGGGCAACATAGCCACTTTCGTCAAGCTGACGTTCTTCGATGGCTACATCTACAACTCCTGGAACTGGCTGATTGCCATTCCTCTCAACGAGTTCTTGGCAGCAATGTGGCCTATCTATTGGGTAATCCTTCGCCCCTTATTCGGTCACTAGCCAAGTCAGCAGAGCCCGCTTCGGCGGGTTTTTTCATGCCTGCCAGAAAAATTATTACCAAACGGTATTGACCGCAATCATTACCGTGCGGTAATTTTTGCTCGTCCGGACCTAACCGAGCGCAATCGGAAGGAATCGGATGGGCCGCAGCGAGCCAAGGCCCCATCCAGTGGTTTGACGGGTGAAACGGGATACAGGGGAAGCCTCACCCCGGGTGCGCAGCGTCGAGCACCGCATAAACGAGAGCCGACAGCATGCAGCGTGGTCGGCTGTTGGGCCCCAAGGGCTCCCGAACCAAGTCATCGCCCAGTCCGCAGGTGGCGTGTAACAGCGGCTCGCACCAGAAGATTTCACGTCAGCGCCCGCCTCGGGCGCTTTCGGAAATCAACCGGAGCACAACCACATGAACCAAGCACTGCAACTCACCCCACCCGCTATCGGCCAAGTCTGGCCCGGCCAAGGCGGCATCTACGCCGGCATCGTGCCTGCACGCAACGGCGCCGAGGCCTACCACCTGGTTATCGGTGAAGAACTGGGCCGCTTCGAATGGGGTCCGTATGAAGTTGAAGCGCCGACCACCAGCCTGACCGATGGCCTGGCCAACACCCTGGCGCTGATCGAGTCCAGTGACGACTACCCGGCAGCCAAGGCTGCTGCAGCCCACCAGGCCGATGGGCACAACGATTTCTACCTGCCGGCTGCCGCTGAACTGTACGAGGCCTGGCTGAACTTGGGCGACAAGGCCTGGGGTTGGGTTTGGTCCTCTTCGCAGCGCTCAGCCTACTACGCCTTCGGCATGTACTTCGATGATGGCACTCAGTACAGCACCGTCAAGATCACCGAGCTCCGTGTCCGGCCCGTCCGCAGATTGCCAATTCAGTAATTCATTCCTTCGATGAGCGCAGCTCATCACGCTTTCTTGCAGGCGATTCCGGAACTCAGGACGAGTTAGGCCAGAAGCATCCCGGGCAGGCTCCGGGCGCCTGCATCCCCTCCGCATCAATACGACCGCATCGACAGGTGCCGGGCTGGCTTTTCACGCCCAGCTTGGTCCCTGGCGCCCGGCACCTGATCAATGCGGTTGCCAACCAGAAAGGAGCACGCCATGGGCGCACTTCGAGAAGCACAATGGCAGTACGACAACGCCGAGCCTGATCCGGAAAGCCACCAGCAAGAGGCAGAGCGCGTCTGGATCGACAATGGCGTGGCCGAGCTGATGGCTCGCCGCGACTACCAGTTCCCAATCCATGGCAAGTTGGTCGGCGTGACCTACGAACGGTTCGCCCTTGCGGTCGATGAATACGCCATGAGCGAACTGGGCCGCGCAGAAATCAGCGACTCGGTGCTGGGACGGCTGATGCTGGCAGCCATGGGCAAGGTGCCCTGCGATGCCAAGGCAGCTGCTGAGGAAATCATGGGCTGCGCCAATCCACAGTCGGTGCTCGAGCAGCTGGCCCGCGATCTCCTGGCGCCGTTTGCTCTGCCAGGTATTCAGGCTGCAGCCGAACAGGCCCGCGAGCCATGAGCCCGCACGACATCGCAGTCAGCGCCATTGAGGGAGCCATCCAAACGATGCTGCTCCCCGGTGCCGGCCAGGTCGAAGAGGCCAAGGCCGAGACGATGGTGGTGGCCTATTTCTCGATCCTGGTCATCGATTCCGACGAGTTCAAACACTACTGCGAACGCATCCGGCGCATTGCCGAGCGCCGCAAGGAGGCCGCATGAACAAGTGCAAGGCGGTGATAGCCGCCAACCTGAAAGACCTGCTCAAGGCCCTGCAATCGCAGGGTCTTTTGTTTCCGGCTTCCGAGCCAGGCCTCCTGCACCGCATCGAAGTGCGCAAGAACATGCTTGTTGTGAGGTTTCCATGAACACGCCTGAGCAGCAGGGCCTGCTCCTGGCCCTTGAATACGCGCAAAACCGTGGGGCCATGAGTGACCTGGTCAAGCGCACCAACGCCCTGACGGGTTGGTATCCAGAACGCACTGACCATCCGCCAGACCTCACCAACATTCGCGAGTTGTACTTGGAACAAGGCGACCGTTGGCGCGGATGGAAGCACGCAATCCTGGTTGTAGAAGGCTTCCACGACCCCGACTACGACGACCCGATTACCGACGAAATGCGCCTGCTGGCCGACCTGCTCGACCAGAAAGCAGCAAACAGAGTCGCCTTCGGAAATATAAAGCGCCGCATTTACGCGCTTGGGCGCCAAGTGATGAAGGCAAAACCATGACCGCCGCCCAACGCCGGCGCCGCCACCTGATCTGGCGCGGCGCTACCACTTCCCTCCTTGGCTGGGCCGGCTGGCTGACGCTGGTTGCCCTGGCTGACCTCATTACCCGATAGGAACCTCTCGCCATGAGCGATCTTGCGATCAAGCCCACGTTCAGCCTCGCCCCGCAAAACATCGAGGAGGCGCTGAAATTCGCCGACTACCTGTCCAAATCGACCATCGTCCCCAAGGACTTCGCCAACAACCCCGGCAACATCCTGGTTGCCATTCAGTGGGGCATGGAACTGGGCCTGCAGCCCATGCAGGCCATGCAGAACATCGCGGTTATCAACGGGCGCCCGGCCCTGTGGGGTGACGCGGTAATCGCCCTGGTCCGCTCTTCCCCGCTCTGCGAGTACATCTACGAGAGCGACGACGGCGAAACGGCTACCTGCCGAGTGAAGCGCCGCAACGAAGAAGAGCAGGTGCGCACGTTCAGCATGACCGAAGCCAAGGCGGCCGGCCTGGCCGGTAAGCAAGGCCCTTGGACCCAATACCCGAAGCGGATGCGCCAGATGCGCGCCAGGGCATTCGCCATGCGCGACGTATTCCCCGATGTACTGCGCGGCATGCCGGTCGCCGAGGAACTGCAGGACATCCCAACCGAGCGCGAGCTGAACCAGGCGCACGTGCGCAAGGCCGACGAGCCGAAGCAGTTGCCGGCCTATCCCGACAGCAAGCTCGACGAAAGCAGCGAGCAATGGCGCGGCTTGATAGCTGCCGGTCGCACCAGCCCAGATCATCTGATCAAGACCATCAGCAGCAAATACATCATCACCGACGCGCAGATGGAGCGTATCCACGCCCTGGCTGCCATTGAAGGAGAAGCCACCGATGCAAGTGCATAACGTCCAGCAAGGCACGCCCGAGTGGCACGCCCTTCGCTCCAGCTATTTCACCGCTTCGGAGGCGCCCGCAATGATGGGCGCTTCGAAGTACCAGACCCGCAACGACCTGCTGGCAATGAAGAAGACCGGCATCGTGCCGGAGGTTACTCCCCAGCAGCAGGCCATCTTCGACCGTGGCCACGCCACCGAAGAGCTGGCCCGCCCCCTGGTCGAGGAAATGATCGGCGAAGAGCTTTACCCCATCGTCGGTACCAGCGGCAACCTGCTGGCCTCGATGGACGGCGCCACGATGCTGGGCGACACCCTGTTCGAACACAAGCTGTGGAACGCCACCTTGGCTGCCGCAGTGCTGGCCGGCGAGCTGGAGCCGCATTACTACTGGCAGCTTGAGCAGCAGTTGCTGGTCAGCGGCGCGGAGCGCGTCATCTTCGTCTGCTCGGACGGCACCCGCGACAACTTCGTGCATATGGAATACCGCCCGGTGGCCGGGCGCCGCGAGCAACTGGTTGCCGGCTGGGCCCAGTTCGAGGAAGACCTGGGCGCTTTCGAGGTCAAGGAAGCCAAGGTCGAGGTCATCGGTGCTGCACCTGATCAGCTGCCGGCCCTGCGTATCGAGGTGACCGGCATGGTCACCGCCAGCAACCTGGACGCCTTCAAGGCGCATGCGCTGGAGGTGTTCGGCAACATCAACACCGAGCTCAAGACCGACCAGGACTTCGCGGACGCCGAGAAGACCGTGAAGTGGTGCAGCGAGGTCGAAGACAAGCTCAAGGCAGCCAAGGAGCATGCCCTGAGCCAGACCGAAAGCATCGACGCGCTGTTCAAGGCGATCGACGACATCGCCGCCGAGGCTCGCCGCAAGCGCCTGGAGCTCGACAAACTGGTCAAGTCCCGCAAGGACAGCATCCGGACCGAGATCGTGATGGACTCGGCCAAGGCCCTGCAGGACCACATTGACCAGATCGACGCCACACTCGGCGGCCGCATCCGCATGCCGAAGGTGCACGCGAACTTTGCCGAGGCCATCAAGGGCAAGCGCACCATCGACAGCCTGAACGAATCGGCCGGCGCCGAACTGGCCCGGGCGAAGATCGAGGCCAGCCGCATCGGCGACCTGATCCGCTTGAACATCGCCAGCCTCAACGAGCTGGCGGCCAACCACAAATTCCTGTTCCACGATGCGCAGGACCTGGTGCAGAAGGCCAACGATGACTTGGTGGCGCTGATCAAGATCCGCATCAACGAGCACGAACAGGCCGAGCAGAAGAAGCGCGACGAGGCCGAGCAGGCACGCCAGCAGGCCGAGCAACAGGCCGCCCAGCAGGAGCAGGCCCAGCCGCAGGTGCAAGAGCAGCAGGCGACCGAGCCGGTTGCCAAGGCTGAGTCCGCGCCTGCAGCCACGCCGATCACCAGCGCAGCGCCAGCGGCACAGCAGGCCTCTGACGATGGACGCCGAATCAAGCTTGGCGACATCAGTGCAATCCTGGGCTTCACCCTCACGGCAGATTTCCTGGCCTCGCTGGGCTTCGAGGCGGTCGCACAGGAACGCTCGGCCAAGCTGTACCGCGCCAGCGACTTCGAAGCCATCTGCACCGCGCTGATCCATCACATCCAGTCGGTTCGGCACAGCAAGGCGGCTGCGTAATGGCCAGCCAGACCGTGGAAGAGCTGTACGACCGGATCGAGGAATTCACCTCGTTGCTCGCCGCCGCGGACCTCCATGCGTCGGGCACCTGGGAACAAGAGTTCGTCGAAAACATGCGGGCCAGCTTCAAGCGCTATGGCCCGCGCACCCTTCTGACCTTCGTCCAGCAGAAGAAGCTGGAAGAGATCGCCAAGTACTGAGGAAACCCAATGAAAGCTGAACACAAAGAGTTCATCGACCGTGCCTACCTGCACGGAGTTTCGCCGATGGTCCTGGCGCACGAGCTTATGGTGCACGACCTGGTCGAAGCGGCCCTGTTCGAGCTGCGCAACATCAAGCTGCCATTCACCCGCTTGGGTGAAGACGACCAACAGGAAGTGATCGACCGCATCACCGAGAAGGCCAGCGATGTGGTGCGGTCGGCTGTTGCCATCATTGCCTCACGCGGCGCCACCACCATCGAACTGACCATGAAAGAGGTCAAATTCGACGCCAAGAAGCTGACCGCCACCGGGATCATCGATGCCAAGGCGCCCAATCGTAAAGAGCTGATCGACAGCGCAGGCCACCTTTGCCTGCTGGTGATGGCCCCGGACGATTACCACGAGGGCACCGACTTCGTGAAGCCTGAGCGCGACCAGCATGAGCTGCCTTTGAGCGCTTCCGAGATCGTCTCGGGCATGGGCCTGGAGCGCCAGCAGGAGGAAGAAGAACTTCCGGACGGCCCAGACCCGCTGTACCAGGAAGCGCTGATCTTCGTTCGCGAAACCCGCAGGCCTTCGATATCGGCGGTGCAACGCCACTTGAAGGTCGGCTACAACCGGGCAGCGCGCATTCTCGAGCAGATGGAAACCGAGGGCGTGGTAACCGCCGTCAACTCTACCGGAGCCCGCGAGGTGATCGCCCAGGCCGAGCAGCACCCGGTCGACAAAATCCTCAACGAGGGCAGCGCCGGAAGCACCGTCCTGGGCAAGGAATTCGGCGACTTCGACTATGACGACGCCAAGCAGCTGATCGTGCTCAAGGCCAACGGCAAGCCATTCAAAGCCCACTGGGTGCAAAGCCGCCTGGCGGTGAGCAGCGAACAGGCCACAACCCTGCTGCTGCGCCTGCTCGATGACCAGGTGATCGCCGTGGAAACCGAAGGCGAATCGGCCCTCGACCACAGCTACAAAGTCACCGCCACCCTGGAAGAGGTGGTCGTCTGACCCTTCACCGCGACAGCTACAAGGCGCCTCCGGGCGCCTTCTTTTCGCCTACAGGAAACCCGCCATGTCCTCTCTGATCTGCGTCTTCGACACCGAAACCACCGGCTTCCCTAACTTCAAAGCCCCCAGCGACCACCCGGACCAGCCCCACATCGTCGATATCTGCGCCCTGCTTTACACCCCCGAGGGCGAGCTGGTCGACAGCTTCGAAGCGATGGTGCGCCCGGACGGCTGGAGCATTCCGAACGATGTCGCGGTGATTCACGGCATCACCAACGAACTCGCCCTGGAGCACGGCATTCCCGAGGCAGTGGCCATCGAAGGCTTCCTGAGCATCTGGAACCAGGCCGGCCTGCGAGTGGCGCACAACGTGTCGTTCGACGACCGCATCATGCGCATCGCCCTCAAGCGCTTCCAGGATGCATGGGTGGCTGAGGCCTTCCGCGATGCGCCCAAGTTCTGCACCTGCCAGTCCACCACCAACATCGTGAAATGCCCGCCCACCGAGAAGATGATCCGCGCCGGCCGCGGCCGCCAGTTCAAGCAGCCCAGCGTGGCCGAGGCCTTGAAGTTCTTCACCGGTGAGGACCTGGTGGGTGCCCACCGCGCCCGCCCAGACGCCGAGGCCTGCGCCCGCGTGTACTTCGCCCTGCAGGCTTATCAATCGGTGGCATGAGCCCCACCAAACTAGAGGAACCAGTATGAAACAGGAAAAAATCACGCTCACCATTGGCGAGGCAACCATCAAGCTTCCGGCCGCAACGGTGGCTCAGCTCGCCCTGGCATCGGTCATCAGCCAGATCGCTCCGGCGCAATTGCCTGTGCCGGCTGTGCCTGCTGGTGTACCAGAGATTGGCCAGCCATGGCCGGGCCAGGGAGGCATCAACGGCGGCTACGTCCCGGCCATCGGAGCGGTACCGGCGCACTACCTGATCTTCGCCAGCGAGGATGTCGGCGAACACGAATGGGGTGGTCGCAACAAGGAATCGAAGGCAACCAGTCGTCACGATGGCAAGGCGAACACTGACGCCTTGATCGAAGAAGGTGGTCATCCTGCTGCCGAAGCGGCCCGGGCACACCAGGCGGACGGCCATGCCGACTTCGATCTGCCCGCGGCTTCACAGCTCTATCAGGCATGGGTTCATGGCCTGATCACTGAGGGCGCCTACTGGAGCAGTTCGCAGCGCTCAGCCAACGACGCATTCTACATGGACTTCGGTGATGGCAGTCAGAGCCACTACGTCAAGATCAACGAGCTCCGTGTCCGGCCCGTCCGCAGATTCTTCATTTGATCCTTCATTCATTCGAACAAACGGGCGCATCGGCGCCCTTTTTGTTGCCTGCACGACAAGGAGCAGCACATGAACGCAGTTGAGAAAGCAGCACAACAGACTCTCCCGGCAATCGGTCAGGCCTATGGCGGAGGTTTCGTTACCGGCATCACCCGCGATCCTGAAACCGGCGAGCGCCACCTGTGGATCACCGCCGGCGCAGCGCATGAACTCGAAGGCGAATGGGGGCCGCGAGGCTTGAAGATCGAGGGCGCTGATAGCTTCACCAACAGCCGCGCCAACACCGAGGCTATGGCTGCGGCTGGCAGCGAGTTGGCGCAGAAGGTGCTCAAGCTGGAAATTGGTGGCTTCACCGACTGGGCTATCCCCGCCCGGGATGTGCAGGAGCTGCAATACCGACACTTCAAGCCGACCACCGAGGCCAACTACTGTTGGAACCGGGATGGCGACAACCCGAACAGCGAGCCAGTCGGCCTGCTCTACACCGAGGAAAGCCCAGGGCAAACCGTGCTCGAGGAGTTCCGCACCGGCGCCCATGAAGCCTTCCAGCGCGCTTGGTACTGGTCGTCTTCGCAGCGCTCAGCCAACGGCGCATTCAACATGGACTTCGGTGGTGGCATTCAGGGCTACAACGGCAAGAGCGGCGAGCTCCGTGTCCGGCCCGTCCGCAGCGAAATTATTCAGTAATTCATTCATTTAACCGCCCGGCAACGGGCGGTCGCCCATGGAGGGGAAACCAATGGCAATGCACACCGAGCTTTCGATCTACAAGGCCTCACTGGGCTTGCTCCAGATGGCCACGAACCTCACCCGCAATATCCCGCGCGAACTGAAACAGTCGCTCGGGCGCCGGGTGATCGACGAGTGCATCGATGTGCTGATGCTCATCGCCCGGGCGAACGCCACCCAGGACAAACGCCCTCACCTGACCAGCCTGGTTGAAAAGGTCCAGGTGATCGAACTACTGATGCGACTGTTCAAAGACAGCCGCTTCATCAGCGTTGCCCAGCATGCCGCGACCATGGAAGTCACCACCTCCATCGGGAAGCAGGCCAATGCCTGGAAACGCTCAATCCCATCCGCGCCCGCTGCCTGAAGGTCAAGGCTTTCAGTCCTGTGCGAATTGAATCTGGTCGTGCCGCTGCTCTGTGAGCACCGCCATGCGCCCCCATGGATACCGCCGGTCTAAAGCGTCCGTGTAGGTCCAGCGCAGTTACCCCGATGAGCAATCGCTGGGGCGACGTAGATAGCACGACCGGTCGCAGCGCTCAGCCAACAACGCATTCAACATGAACTTCGATGATGGCAATCAGAACAACAACGACAAGAACAACGAGCTCCGTGTCCGGCCCGTCCGCAGATTCAACCCCCTACCCGTTCAGCGAACTGGTCCAGGCCTACTACGATTGCCGGCGCTCCAAGCGCAACAGCAACAGCGCGCTGGCTTTCGAGATGAACCTGGAGCAGAACCTGACGGCGCTGCATCACGACCTGGCCACCGGCCGATACCGGCCAGGTCGTTCAATCTGCTTTGTGGTCACCCGGCCAAAGGCCCGCGAGGTCTGGGCCGCCGATTTCCGCGACCGCATCGTGCACCATCTGCTCTACAACCGCATCGGTCCACGGATCGAAAGCAGCTTCATTGCGGACAGTTGCGCCTGTATCCCCGGGCGCGGCACGCTGTACGCCGGTAAGCGGATGGAAGCGAAGATCCGTAGCCAGACACAGAACTGGTCGCGCCCGGGGTTCTACCTCAAGTGCGACCTGGCCAACTTCTTCGTGTCGATAGACAAGCGTGTGCTGGGTCACCAACTTGCGGCGCGGATCGACGACCCATGGTTCAGGCAGTTGGCCCTGCAGGTGCTGATGCATGACCCACGGGAAAACTACAGCGAGCGCAGTCCAGCGCACCTGTTCAACCGGGTGCCGCAGCACAAGCGACTCACGGCACAGCCTGCATACCTGGGCCTGCCCATCGGCAACCTGTCGTCGCAGTTCTTCGCCAACGTCTACCTCGACGCCTTGGACAAGTTCTGTAAGCACACGCTCAAGGCCAGGCACTACATCCGTTACGTAGACGACTTCGTGCTGCTGCATGAGTCGCCGCAGCAGCTGAACGACTGGCTTCGGCAGATCGAAGACTTCCTGCCGAGCCTGGGCGTCAGGCTCAACCCGTCGAAGACCATCCTGCAGCCAATTGACCGCGGCGTGGACTTCGTCGGGCATGTGATCAAACCCTGGCGGCGCACCACCCGCAAGAAATCGGTGGCGCAGGCCATGAAGCGAACGGCTTCGGCGCCGGCCGAGGACCTGCGCGAGGCAGCCAACAGCTACTTCGGCCTGCTCCGGCAGGCCAGCCACAGCCAGAAAGACCGGGCCGCACTGGCCAACTTAGTGCTGCGTCGTGGCCATGTGGTCAACGGCGAACTGACCAAGACCTACCCGAAGCGATAAGGGAGACACCATGAACCCAACCGCCCAGGCGGCCCTTGACCGGGCCCGCCACCCTACCCCTGCGCCTGTGTTTTCCACCATGACGGCGCCGAAGCCCGACAAACCGCTGCCAATGCCGGTGCCCACCGGACTCATCAACGAGTACATGCGCCAGCAGGCCCGGGAGGATGCCCGCGACATGGTGCGTGCCCACAGGGCCAAGCTGAACGACACCAACGGCGTGGCCCAAGTCATCGAAGTGCTCAAGCGCGCAGCCACCGGCAGGCCTGGCAGCGTGGTTCAGGGCTTTCTCGATGTGATCCAGGTGCTGCAGGAGCATGGGCAATGAAGAAAACACCATTGGCAGAGCGGGCCGTTGCCGCTATTGCCCGCTACGAGCGGGCTGCAGCTGATCTGACCAGGATCAAAAGGGCCATCGTCGCAGAACTGGACAAATGCCCCATCACCATTGAGGCGATGAGCGATTCAGGGATGGAGCACTTCGATCGCGGGCATTCGATGCTGTGGGACGGAACACGCCCCAATACCCATCTTCACCGGGCTATGACCGCCACCGTTGCGGACTACTGCTCAGAACGCAGGCTCGACCAGGAAGAGATCTCCACTCAGCTAGCTGGTTGGGACGAAGACGATCCGGACGCATGCCCGCACTGCCTAGCAGCCTGGAACCTGATCTTGTCGCGCAAAGATGCCCGCGCAGAGTTCGGCACGGCCAAGCGCCTGGTCCGCGCCCTGGGCAAGCTGGCCATTCAGGCAGAGCCGAAGCCGCCTGAAAAGCCCTGCGCCGCCAGAGAGTGCCAGCGGCCCCGCGTCGACGGGACCATGTTCTGTGGCGAACACCAGTCGGTGAAGGGGCGCTGGCCCCGGCGCGCCGTCACCAACGAGCAGCTGGCTCACATGATGCAGCGGGACGGGTATCAGCAATGACCGCCCTCCGCCGCCCCTCAGTCCACCGCGGATGCCCGATGAAACCGCTCGACTGCCCGAGCCGCTGCGACATCTGCAACAAACCCCGCAACAAGGGCAATCACACCAAATGCAGCGCCGAACGCCAGAGGCGGGCGCAGGAGAACGTCAATGGATAATGCACAAAAACTGGCCATCTTGCCGATGTGGGTCATCGACCGGATCAAGGAGGAAATGCGCCTCAGCCCCGCCGCCTGGCAAGTCATCATTGCTGCGGTTGAGCGGGCTGAGGTCCCGCAGACTCTGCCCTGTGAGGTGAGGCTACCTCCGGGCACAGTCATCGGCAAAGGCGTTCCGGTGTCAACGCTGATGCTGGCCATTGCTCAGCGCGAGCGCTACCCGGTACACGCCCAATCCTTTGCCGAGCAGCACCAGGGCGAGCCGGTGTGCTGGGTGAATGATCAACAGCTTCTGCTGTGCAGCAAATCGCCGCGAGTCGACGAGCCTGAGAACCCGATGACGCACAACCTTCCGCGCAACATCGCCGGTAGCGCCCTGCAAGGCGAGTACTGCAACACACCTTTGTTCCGGAACACCGATACCGCCGAGGTTGTCGCCCTGCGCGGCGCCTACCTGCGGGCTGGCGAGCGCGAACACGAACTGCGCACTGAGTTGGCCCAGCTGCGCGCGGCGCTCAAGTTCTACGCTGATCGCGATCACTACTCGACCGATGACGGCTTGAACTGGGACAGCTGCAGCGGCGAGCCTGCCAACATTCTGTGGCACGAGTCGGAGCCATGGTTCATCGAAGACGGGTCAATTGCCAGGGCAGCGCTTGCCATCAGCGCACAGCGTGGCCTGCCTGACTGCGCGACCTGCAATGGCGAAGGCGCCGTCGGCAACATCCTCGACACCGTGCCATGCCCGGACTGCGCAGCAGCGCCGCCAGCTGAACCGGATGACCTCACCGACCTGGCCACCTGGAAGCGCCGCGCCATAGAGGCCGAGTCCAAGCTGCGGACCTACGACCCGCAGGTCGTTGAACTCGGCGAGCAAGCCATGCAGTCGCTGCTGGCCAACCACAAGCCAAGCGAACTTGTACTGACCAAGTGCCGGCTGTGCGACCAGCTGCAGGCCGACCTGACGGCGCGGGATCAGCGCATCGACACCCTCGTCGATGATCTGGACCAAGCCCAATACGACAAGGATGCCTGGAAGAACCATGAAGAATCGCTCTGGGTTCAGGTCTTCCATGGCGAAGGTGACGACCCGTTCATCAGCGCTGTAAGCGGCGCCATTTGCATGGAAGAGCTCACCCTGATCCAAGAAGACATTGTGACCGGTGCCGAGGATCTGCTTGAAAATGGTCCGGGCTTCTACGTGTTCAGATGCTGCCACTACGAAGCGCACTACGATAACGTCGGAATGACGGAGCCAGCCCATTGGGAACTCAACTTCGAGTCTTACGACCGCTTCCCCTGGGCTGATGAAGCCGAAGCCATGGTCAAGGCAGCGAAAGAAGCCGAACTGATCGACATTGATGATCTGTTCGAAACCCCTGATTGCTGCTTCTGCTGCGACACAGGCCACATCATCGTCGATGACACCCAGCCCGAGTACATCACCACGCCATGCACCGAGTGCGAGAAGGGCAAGCAGATCGAGGCCACGGCCACCACCCCAGGGGAACAGGTCGCAGCCCTGATGGAATCGCGGGGTGAGCCATGAGGCCCACCGCCGTTGTCTGGCTCTGCCTCACCGCAGCAGCCTTTGCCTTCCTGATCGGCGTGGTACTCACCATCTACGCCACAAACCACCGCGTTACCCAGGCCGATGACCAGCACCCGCCACCACCCGCCGGCGACCAGTTTGATGAAGGGCCGGTGCTGGCCCGGCTGCCGGCTGCACACCTTGCCCCTGTCCGCTTCATTTTCTAAGAGGTCACCATGAACACCGCCAAGATCCCCGACGATGTCGAACTTATCCGCGTGGCCGAGGTGCTGCGCATTACCGGCCTGAGCCGCAGCACCCTCTACGAGAAGATGCTGGACGGCTCGTTCCCCAAGCAGATTAAGCTGGGCCCCCGCTCGGTGGCCTGGGTGAAATCGGAAGTGCAGACCTGGGCAAAGGAGCGCATCAGCGCAGCCCGCCCGGGCTGATCAATCTGCCACCAGGCCGTCCAGATAGTCGGCCCAGTCCTGCATCATCCCCCTCCGCTGCTCCACGAACTCAGCATGGTTGTACGCATCCCCAATGTGCGACAGCTGAGCGTCGATCCACCTCTCGTTGTATCCCATCTCGTTCAAGGCGGTAGAGAGCGTGGCGCGTATTCCGTGCCCGGTCAGCCGGCCCTTGTACCCCATGCGCTGCAAGGCAGAATTAACGGTGCCATCGCTTATAGGCTTGCGCGGGTCATTGCGACCCGCGATAAGCATGCGGTAGCCGCCGGTCAGCTTGTGCACGCGCTTCGCCTCTTCCACAGCCTGACGCGACAGCGGGACTAGGTACGGTGGAATTTCCCCGCTTTGCGTCCTTACCCTCTTCTGCAACTGCTTCACCACCCCGGCCGGCACCGACCACAGGGCATTATCGAAGTCGAACTGGTCAATCGTTGCACTGCGCAGCTCGATCGTACGCACGCCGGTCAGCAGCAGCAGCCGGATGGCGCTGCGCACGTACTCGGCCATCTTGTAGTCACGCAGCACCAGCAGGAACTCCCGTAACTCGTCGCGCCGCAGGAACGGGTTGTGCTGCTCGGGCGGCTCTGGCATTGCAACGATGTCAAGATCGGCGGCCGGATTCTCTTCGTTCAATCCCTCGGCCATGCCGTACCGGAAAATCTCGTTGAGCCAGGACCGGCACTTGCGCGCCGAGTTCAGGGCGCCCCGTTTTTCCACCCGGCGCATGGCTGCCAGTACATCGGCACGCTTCACCTGGCCGATTGGGATTTTCCCCAGCTCGGGTATCAGGTCCTTGTCCAGGTAGAAGCGCGCCTGCACGGCAGCTCCCTTTCGGGCGGCGGCCCAGCGCGGCAACTTGAAGGCATGCCACCGGTTGGCCACTGCCTCGAAGGTGTTCTCCTGGTGCACCGCGGCTTCCGCTTTTGCCTGCCGGCGCTCGGCCCGGGGGTCAATGCCCTTGGCCACCATGGACCGGGCTTCGTCTCTGCGCTCGCGCGCGTCACGCAAACTGATTTCGGGATAGGTGCCGAGAGATATGCGCGGCTGCTTGCCGTGCCAGGTGAATCGGTAGTGCCAGGACTTGGTCCCGTTCTCGGCTATATAGAGGAACAGACCGTCGCTGTCCTTTAGGGTGTAGGCCTTTTCTTTGGCCTTGGCCTGCCTGGCCGCTGTGTCTGTGAGGGGCAT